AAAATAAAAAAGAGCCGCCAAGTAAGATAAAAATTCCTCAAAATCGAGAAATATTAATTTCTTCTTAGCGGCTCAAAAATCAAGACCGTGTGTACTTCTTCATTGAGAAAATTATATCACACAATCAGTCAAAAATCAATATGCCGGGGACGGATTGAAACGGCTATCCGTATCATTTTGGGCTTTTGTTACAGCTTTCGCAATCTCGCTTCCATCCAGAATAATGCTGTTCATAATGTACTGCGGATTCTTGTTTCCGCTGTTCATACTCATTGCCATTGCAACTCCCTGTGCTACTGCTTTTGCCATTTCTTCTTTTGTAAGTCCCATGCTTCCGTCCGAACTGGAAACAATGCTGTCTGCAATCTTCTTCATGGTTCGTGGATTTTCCAGCGGAAGAACGGCTTCAGAACCAGCTTCTCCGACACCGATTACCTGTGCGCCATTGAATAATCCACCTTTGGCAAACCACTTAACATTTGAATTCCATCTGTATTTGTGAGTGTTTCCCTCTTGCCAGTCTGTGTAATTCATCTCTATGTGAGGGGTTCTGATATAAACAGATTCTATTCCACGTTTAAAATCATTCATTGCATTTTTGCCGACAGAATAAAGACCAGAAAAATTTCCGTCAATAGTTCGTCTAATTGAAGAAAAAACTCTTGCAACAGAAGACATATTATTTTCGGCATAAGTAAGCATTTTGCCAGTTTCCGTATCAACCTTTCCAGAAGCTTTTTCCCAAATCTGGTTTGTATTGATAAGGACAGAAGACCAATAACTTTGAATGGTTGTCATAACCTTGCCCATTACATCTTTTGTATCGGTGTCCATGGTTCCGAGGGCTGTCGATACAGCGCTTGCGGAATTTCCCCAGTTTGTTTCGGAATCAGAACTAATATTGTCAGTGGCAGTTTTTACTTTTGTCTGTGCAGCAGACATAGCTTTCTCGGTTGCTGTTTGAATTCCAGACATTGCAGTTCCTGTAGCTTTGGATATGCTTCCCATTCCAGTTTTTACAAAAGTATTTGCGCTGCTGATAGAGGCTTTCGTCTTGGTTTCCATCTCTTTCACGGCATCTGGGAATACTTGTGCAAAAATCTTGGCTACAGATTCTGTATTGATTCCGAGTTCCTTGGCGCGTGCCATGATATTATCAAATGCATCCTGTGCAGTGCCACCAGAATTTTCAGCTTCCATTAATGCTGTATCAAGAGAAACCATTTCATCAGCGCTAAGTCCTAACTGTGTTTGCAATTGTGGAAGAACGGTGTCATACAAATCATCAATAGACTGTTTACTAAGGTCAATACTGCCAGCCATATTTGTTGTTTTATCATCCAATGTTTTAATGGAATCGGACAATATCTTAAACATGTCGTCCGTAATAAGACCTTTCTGGTTTAATTGAGAAAATGCTTGCTCTGCCTGGTCGGATGTAACCCCCATTTCTCCCAATTTATCAATCAATTGTTGCGTTGCTTTTGCCTTATCCTCGGCGGTCATCCCTTCTTGCTCTAGGCTTTCTTTTAACTGCCAAATTTCCTCTGCCGACCCAGAAAGAATATCACCTCTTCTCTGTAAAGTTTGAATGAAGTTATTCATGGTATTGCCGAATGTGGTTCCAACACCATTACCGCCTTGCATGGTTTCAACAAGACCAGCCAATTGAGAGGTTGCTACTGTCGCAGCTGCTCCTACTGCCACGATAAGTCCAGCTTCACCAACAAGAGGGCCAAGTGCTTTAGCAAGAGAGCCAAATTTACTGCTTGAAGAACCTGCCGCATCCCCCAAATCTTTTATTGCTTCTTTTGCTCCACTTGTGCCATCTCCAAGTACATCTGCTAACTTTTCAGCAATCATTTTAGCATTTTCTTTGGCAATAATTTTTTCACTAATGTGATCAATAAGGTTCCATGCAAGTTCTCCAATCCCGCTTACTTTAAGAACATTTACAGCAAGAAAGGCTTTTCCAAGAATATCAACGAGACTTCCTACAAGCGGATGGTCTTCTTTTAATCCGTCCACTAATCCGTTAAAGGCACTTGATAAACCACCAAGAATCAAATCAGCCGCAGTACTAAGTATTTCACCCCATGGTAATTCGCCAAGGAATGTTCCAACACCTTGTCCAAATTCATAGAAAGTGTCTTTTGTAAGCGTATTTTTCAACGCCGTACACAGGTGAGATATGAAATCTCCAAGTGCTTGTCCATTTTCTTTCCAGTTTGTTTTTTTCAAGAAAGTAGAAATTCCCTCTGTGATATTATTAGTAAGTTCATCCCAGTTTACAGTTTTGGTAAACGCAGCCAAGCTTCTAAACGCTCCATTTAAAATTCCAGATAAAGAATCTGCAATATCCTTCATGGAAATTTTGGACACAGCGCCATTCAAAGCTTTTCCAAGTGAACTACCAAGCTTATCCCAACCAGTTACACCAGCGCCGTCCTCTTCTGACATACGTTTTACAAATCCAGATAGCATTTTCCAGGAAATCATAAACTTATTTCCAAGCAATTCACCCAGATTAGTCCAGTTGATTTCATCCAGTGCGCCGATTAACCCATCACCAATATTTCTGCCGATTAATCCAAAATCAATACCGCCATCACCAATAAGCTGATTAAGAGTATTTACAGCTGTGCTGATTCCCGTCCCGATAGTTCTTCCAAGCAAGTCAAAATCAAGTCTGGTATTTAATGAATTGAATGCTCTTGTAAATGCGTCTGTAAACTCAGTTATTTTCGGGGCAACATTTTTCCAGTTAATAACCTCATACACCTTGCTCATTCCGAGATTAAGCATATCGGCAATAGTAGTTCCTACACCCTCCCAGTCTTTCGCCAGGAATGCTTTTCTAATTTTGGAAGCCCATTTGTTAATAGGTGTTTCATCGACAGTCAAAACTTCGTCCAAGGAATCTTGTATTCCTGCAAAGCTATCAGCCAAATCGCCAAGTCCAGAACCAAGGCTTTTAGATGCAGTCCCGGAATCGTTTGAGTTATCAGCAAGCTGATTTAATTGGTCGAATGGTAATACAGAAAGTGCCTTTTTCAGCTTCTTTGCAGATGATGTAGCGTCATCAAGCCCGGAAGAAGCATCATCACCGGCTGTTTCTATACCACCTAAGTTAGATACAATATCGCTAACTCCACTCTGTGAACCTTTCAGCTTCTTTCCCATCAATACATACATGAAGTTGCGGAACGCATTCGCAGCCTGCATAAGTTTTGACATAAGTGCATTGAGAGCTTGAATAGCAGGAAGAATGCCAGCAATTAGGCCTTGCCCGATTACTGCGGAAAGCGACTGGAAGTTCAGAGTGAGTAAGCGAACCTGGTTCGCCCAGGTTCCAGATGTCCTTGCGAAATCTCCTTGCACATCACCTGTAACTGACATTAAATAGTTATATCGAAGAGCAACTTTTTCTGCTTGCGACATTGCGTTATAAGATGTTGTAATTCCCCTTGAAAGAGCATAAGCCTCCATATTTGCAACGGATAAATTAATGCCCAATTGTCTTAAAGGCTCAATTTCGCCGGAAATTCCAGAACGTATTTTCTGAAAAGCAGTATCGGTATCAATGTTGTAAAATGATGCAATATCCCCGGCTAATCCAGCAAGAGAAATTGACATTTTAGAAGCTGCATCTTGCGCAACACCAGATGATTTCATCATTGCCATCATGATTCCGGAATATTGCTTTGCTGCCAATTCGGATAATCCAAATTGTTCTTTAGCCGTAGAAGCAAATTTATAAGCTTTATCAGACATGCTGCCAAACGCAACATCTACAACGTTTTCAACCTCTGTAATTTGAGAGCCTAAATCAACTGCGCTTCTTCCAAAGTCAACAATACCTTGGATTGCCTTAAATCCAATTGCAGTTTTAAAGAGTGCGCTCAGATTAAAGGATGCAGTTTTCAGTCCAGAGCTACCGCTTCCAAGACGCTGAAACCCACCAATGATAGTTTTTATGCCACCACCAATTTTAGAAGCAGTTTTACTTACAAGATTTCCAAGACTCAATGTACCAGATGATAACTTAGAAAAAGCACTGGATATGGAATTTGTTGCAGTATTCACCTTGCCGCCAGCACTTGCCAACTGCGCCAGTGCTTCCGTCATGCGGATGGTATTCTCACTGATTTTTGGAGCATTTTCCATTACTTTGAAAAACTTCTTTGTTTCTTGCGCCAGATTTTGCAATTGTCCAGCGGTCTGGCTAGTCTTGTTTCCAGCACTTGCCAGTCTTCCGATGGATTGTACAAATAAATTAGTTGGTTCAGAAACATCACCAACTCTGGATAGTGTTTTTATTACGGATTTTAATTGTTTTCCAAGCCCAGGAAGCGCAGCTTCCACCTGTCTTGCCTTATCACCAGCATTTACAAGTTTTTGCAAAGAAGAAACAAAACGGTTGGTGCTGGAAGATACATCTGGGAGATCAGAAAAGCTTTTCATGGAATTTGCAATTTTATCCAAAGTGGTTGTGTCAAAATTATCCGTTTTGACTTCCATTAGCCTTTTGACTGCATTAATTCCTTGGATTACTTTTGAACCACTAAAATCAACAGTATTAAGAACAGACATAGAGTGTGCCACTTTCTGTATACTGTTAATTGTTTGCTGTGCATTTGAAGAATCAACTTTTCCAAGCTTTTCAATAGCTTTTGTTACTGAATTAATATTTTTAGTATCTATTTTGGGTACAGAAATATTCTGTAAACCGCTGATAGACAATAAACCAGACGCAAAATCTTTAAGTGATTTCCCGCTTCCATCCAATGCTGAAAAATTTACACGTGATATGTTGGTAAGTTGCTTTGTAAGACCACCAAGATTAGGTAATGAAACTCTAACACCATTTAATGTTTTTATGGATGCAGATACTCTTCCTATTTCTCTGGCATAATGGTGCAATCCACCTGTATTCAGATTCTTAAATGAACTGTTTACGTTCAAAAGTTTTCTTGATAAGTTCTCAAGTGACCGAACAGCTTTTGCCGTACTACTTCTAACCTGTAAATCAAGGGTATCAATGGTGTTATCCGCCATTTTCAATTTCCCTCCTTTTTGCATAAAAAAATAAAGGGCAGACAAGACTAATCATCCTGCCTGCCCTCTTCGTTACCTATCTCGTCAAGTTTCGCATTTGCTTGTTTTACAAGAAGCTCAAAGTATCTTTCTTCTTGCTTTAATTCCTCTTCTGTTTTTTCATCATAAATCTTTTCTGGAAGCAATTCTTTTTTATCATCACTTCCAAATGGCTTTTTGGGGTATGAAACCTTGGAAGAAAGTGCACTTGCTATAGCAATTTGAACATACGCACCAGAAACCCAGGATTGATAATCAATCAATTTGCTCTTCTGATTAATTTCATCTTCTTTTTGGTTTCTCCAAGCTTTTAATCGAAGTTGAAACTCTTTTATGGTGCAATGAAGAAAGTCATGCTTGCTCATGCCAATTTTTACCGCTTCTGGATAAAGTTCATCCCAAATTACTTCTCTGTAGTTTTTTTCTGTTGAGTCACTGGTTTCTTCTTGGAAGTCTTGAACGCATCCTCCAGAAACGTCCCGATTCCGGTCAGATTGAAAAAATCGTCTTCCTCCATTTGTTCAATGCAAAGTTCAAGAACACCGTAAAAATTCCCAAATTCATCCTCAGAATGTTCTCGAATATAGCTTGCAAGAAGCCTTTTTGCAGTTGCAATATTCGGCACTTTTCCGTCTCCATCTGGGTGATCTCCGTGGTGTTCCATAAGCCCAGCATAAAATACTATAAGCGTAGTCTGCGGAATGTTTGCAACGCTGGAAATTATTTTAGAAACATCCTTTTCGTCAGAAGCTAAAGCAAGTGAGGAAAACAATCCAGCTATCTCCTTAACACAATCTGCATATAAAGAAGCCTCAATTGTATATTCCAGTTTATAATCGTTCCCGCTAATAGTTATTATCTTGTACATATCCTATCCTCCCAGTAATAATTACTCTTCCTCTGTTGGTTTGATTGCGGTATCAGCACCAACATACTCATTGATAGTCAGAGACATGGAAACTGTAAGAAGTCCGTTCTGGTCTCTGGCTGGTTTTGGAATCTTTGTTGGTGGCTCAATTTTGGTAAAAAATGCCTTTTGAAGAGAAGGGAAATACTCTTCATACCACATTGATAAGCCAGATGCCTTTCCAGTTTTGTATGCAGCAATAAGTTTTTCCCACTCATCAATTGTTTCGTCTGTAACGTTTACTGTTACATTGAATGTTCCACCTGTAGAACCACGTCCAGCAATTGTTCTTTCAATTTCGTCTTCCAGTGCAGACGCATCAATCGTCTCTACATCAATGGTAATTTCGTCAGAAGCGTTGATTCTGTGAAGCATTATAAATTTTGCAGGCTTAGTACCAGCCACTGTTTCAACGGCATATCCAGTAAGAGAACCAACTGTAGATACACCAGCAATATTGCCTTTTTCTGCCATTGCTATATCTCCTTTTCTTTCTATCAAACTATAAACTGGCTCTATGACTCTCTTGCACGTAACCCTGTGCCGGGAGATAGCGGATCACCGCCTTTCTACTCTTCTTTTCCAGCTTGCTTAATAAGTTGATTTACATAATTACTTAATCCGGCAACGATAACGCCTTGTGTAATTGCGGTAAACAGTGCCATTGCAACTTCCTGTGAACCGGAAACTGTAGATGTTGCAAAAACATAAAGACCGCAAATTAATACACCAAGAATTCCTAAAATCATTGGAATAAATTTGTCAGAAATATTTTCTGATTTTTTAATCATTACCCCGATAAAATAAAGAACTACAACGACAACAAGTAATTCCGGCTTTACATAGCTTAAAATCTGATCCATAATCTCACCTCACTTTCGTTTTAGGCATAAAAAAAGAACGTCTATGCGTTCATTGGGTTTAAAGTAATTTTCCTGTATATATTCGGCTGTATCGGCTCACAAGCTTTTTGATTCCACTGTCACCAAAAAACATAGGTTCCGGGCCATATGTGCGGCGGAATCCCATGCTCACCATAACTTTGTGACTTATCTTGTCCAATTCATACACTCTGGTTAGTGCTTTGCTCCCAGATGTGAAGCAATTTACTTGAAATGATGGCATTGTTGCGCATTCATCCCCTTCAAGGTCACCTCTCGTAATTGGATTTCCAAGCATATAAAGCTGTGCATATGCTTTTTTGCCAGAAGCATTTGTCTCGCTCCCATCCATGGAATAATTGTCTGCGCCAGTAATCTTAGAAACAGCCGCTCCCCACCTTGAAAAAACTTCCAATACAGGGGATTCTATTGTGTCCGGCATATCTGTCACCTCACAATAAAAAATGCGCCCACCTTTATGGTGAACGCATTGCATGTTATGCTACAATTTAACACTGTAATCATAACATAATTGGTTAGTATCATTCAGTATATTATGGTATCTTCTTTAAGAAGAGAATACCTCTTTGGCAATTTTGCGAACAGCAATAATAACGGCTTGTTCTGCGTGATACATAGGCATGTACGCTCTATTTCCATATGAATGGCGTGTTTCTCCACTTCTTTCGTCCGTATACCACCATCCATAAGGTGAAAACGCATGGGTTTGTCCGGGGTATGTACCTACTCCGTATTCAGAACCAGATGGCAGAGGGTAATTGTTTGAACCATATGTGATACCAGCTGAAAATTCAATGAATAACACTTTATCACCAGACAGCCTAACAGATGCACCTGTAATGTCACCGTTCTTATTATAGATTATCTCGGTGTAGTATGAACCTTTCTCTTCGTCCGGGATGGATTCCATTGTGGTCTGAATTACTTGTAATCCCTCTTCGCACAATCTCTTAACAAAAAGCTCGTTCTTTCTTTGCAAATCTTTCTGGTATGCCTTTAATTCATTAATTGCATTCCGAATTGATTTCTGCGATAAGGTACATTTTATTGTCTTACCCATCCTCATTTCCTCTCTTGGAAATTCCGTATCTGGCAATATTGCCTTTTTGTGTGTCTAAAATCTTCTTTAGTGTGTAGTCTGGCAATACTGTGGGCTCTCCATTTTCATCCAAAATAAGGTTTCCATCCTCGCTTATTTGTGGGATTCTGTCTATCCAAAATATGTCTGCTTCCTGTGGATGAAAATTTCGATTAAAGCTTGTAATGTACCTGTCGTAATCTGGCACTATTCCGGCTGCAATTTCTTCTGGTGTTCCGGCTGTAGATGATACAGAAAAAGAGTATAGAGCTGGTTTCTCATAAACCTTAATGCGGTCTAATCCTTCTGTTTTTTCGGATATTCGTGACCAGTATACTTTTTGCTTTTGACGGACTAATCCTCTCATGCAGTCATCCTTTCCATTCCAACAGGGGAAACGTATGTAAATTGGTTTCCTAAAATATCTCTTGTTGTTCTAATAACAAACTGTCCGTAGTCTGCTAGAATATTGCATACAAATTCCTCTGCGTCCACCCAATATCGTTTCTTAATCATACGGTGAAGCTCTGGCAGTAAACCATAGCTGAACATCACACAGTGTCCTAGCTCATGGATGAATACACGGTTCAAAAGTTCTCCATTTAGATTGTTTACAATCGAAATTGTCATTGTGGAGTAATCAGATACAGCAAGTGTCCTCTGCCCTGTGCGGTCAATTAAAACATCATCTTGTGATGAAACAAACTGCACTCTCCATAAATCCCCATTCATGTAGAATTGTCGTAGCATGGTTTATCACCATCCTTTCTACGAAAAAAACCCCTGCCGCATTAATTTGCGACAAGGGCTTAATTCATTTATTGCTCTAGTTCATCTGCTGTACAAGTCTGGTCAGGTCAGTTTTCATTGACTGTCTGAGAGTTGCATCTGCATCAGACCACATTTCTGTGAGATTACGGATAATGTCAGATGTGTACTCTTTCATGGAATCATCCATTTTTCTTTTGGATTCCGTGTCTTTGGAATCATGATAGTGCCTACGATTCTCATCGTATCTATCATAGGATTCGCCATATCTGGATTTCTTCCGATTCATGTCACCCATTTCCATATCACTACGGTCTGGATGATATCCCATGCGGTACATATTGTGCTCAAATTCTGGATTGTTTAAATACTCATCCATCCAGTCATCATCTTCCATGTACAGATATGGTCTATAACCTTTTCTGGTTCCCCTACCTTTTGGAGCGAAACGCCCATTTGAATAGCGGTAACGGTCATATCCCATGCGTCCAAGATACTTTTCTTCCTGTTCGCATTCATCCATAGCTTCCACGATTCTGTAATCTTTATCTGCACAAACCGCACACTTTACTGCTTCCATGCAGTCTTTCAAATCGTCCCAGTCTTGAGCACTGAGATTATCAAATCCATGTGTTTTGGCTTTTTCCATGGCCCATTTTCCCATTTCCATTGCTGTCTTATGCATTCACGATACCTCCCCTCTTCACAGCCTGTACAACATTTTCTGCTGTTTGGGCTGTACCATTGATTGCAGTCAGATTGTTATTCGGACTACAAGCCGGATTCCCTAACATTTTGAACGCTCCACCAGTAGCGCTTGTTGCAACTCTGGTTGCATATTTTGTTCTGGTTCTGACGCCACATGCTGTTACCTGTGCGCAACAACGATTCTCCAATGGATATAAAGTTGTTCCTGTTCCTATCTGAATCATTACTGGGGCGGTAATTGTGGTTGTATTTGGAATGGACTGTGCTAAAACAATGCAGTATTTTTCTCCATTATTGTAGCTTCCTTCCGGGATAGTAACCACAAGATTTCCACCTGTGAATGCAATTGCAGTAGACAGCACAAGGTGATTGCAAAGCTTACAAACATTCTTACATGCCATATCTTTTACCTCTCAATCAATAAGAGGTGAGTCGAAACCCACCTCTTAGAATTTAGTCAACCTCTAAGGGTGAGTTACTTAGCAACAACCATTACCATATGTGCTACATCCTGCGTACGCATATGGAGCCGGAACCTGGAATGCAGGAATCGGAGCCGGATTGATTGCATTGATTAACTGCTGTGTCTGAGAAGCCATTGCAGTTGTGAGCAATGCAGACTGGCGATCCTGGGATGCAGCACGTTTCAGATCAGAATTCTCTGCCTGTAATGTTGCAATCTTATCCTGTGTTAAAAAGTCTAACAGCGCACGAGTGTTGCTGTTCTGATTTTCCAGAAGGTCTCTGGTGTTATTGTTCATTGTGTTCTGGAGAGCACAAGTGTTGGTAGCCAAGTTGTAGTTGATACCCTGGATAGCTTCTCTGGTCTCGCAGCAACAACTTGCTAACTGAGACTGTAATGCATTGGTATTCTGCATACCGGCTACAGTATCAGCATTGATTGCCTGCTGAACGCCGTTGAAGCCTTGAAGCATTCCAACGTTCACGCCATTGAAGCCACTCTGCATGGTATTGTTAAGCGCATATGTGCTATCGCAAATACCCTGCTGAATACCTCTGATACCATTCTGAATATCATTCAGAGCAAAGCTCTCATTGATATCCGCTCTGGTTGCCCATCCTTGGAAACCTGCACCATTTGTACCGTTTCCACCATTGCCGCCCCAGCCGCCAAAGCCGCCGAAACCGCCCCAGCCAAAGATTGCGAAAATAAGGACAAGCCAAATAAGGGAAAAACCATCGCCGCCCCACATGTCGTTTGCACGGTTATTAGAGCCTGTAGCGGCTGCAATGTCGCTAAGACTATAATTTGAACCATTCATCATGTTTTTAGTCTCCTTAAATTTTATTTACAATAGGAGACATCCGCGGCTGTCATCCCAAATTGTAGCGATTCTAAATCACCCAATTATGGGGAAGTTATTTCATCCCTAAAAATTTTTCTAAAATTCCTTCGGGAGAAAAATTCTTTTCTTTAAATATATTTTGCTGGACTTGGTGTAGTTGTTCTGTATCACCATGTTTGTATAAATCAAGAGCATTTTTTAATGTTGGATTGTTTCCAGCAAATTTGCTCATATCGTTCATCATATTATCAACGCTTCCGAACCTTTGAGAAATCATTTGCTGAATTCTTTGTTTCATTATTGCGTTTGGGTTGAAATTCATCTCTGATTACCTCCCTTCTGTGTCTTGGGCGGTTCAGATTGTATTGGCAATAATTCTTTAATTTCAGAAATTTCAGCATGAACATCATCACGAAGTTGGTTGATCAGCGAAACAATATCAACTTGATTTGTGTTATTGCTTTCTGGTTGTTCTCCTTCATTTACAAGTCTATAAGTGAAAATTCGGCTTCTGCCATCTGCCTGTAACTGTTTTCGGTAAACTTCTGTACCGTCAGTTTTTGGATAATAGACAGGGTTTCCAGACATATCTACATCTTTTGCCTTTACAGTATCAATGCCATCAACCATCTGTCCTTGCAACATGGGGATTTGTGGTACTTGTGGCATTTGTTGTATTGGTTGCTGAATCTGTGCCTGTCCGTATGGCATTGCCTGCTGATAACTATTCTGCAATTGTGCTAATCTATCTTGATACGGTTGTATTTGTTGAAATGGTTGTGCAAAATACGGATTACCATACTGCATATCTCAAACCTCCCTTGTTTTTATAACTATATTTTACAATAATAAGAGGTTAATTAACACGCCATGATAACGCCATAAATACGCCATTTTCTATGAATACAAAGAAAAGCCCCGACAATACATCGGGGCGACTTTCATAATTTTCTTCTTTAATTTTCTGTTTATGCGGTCTACGGTTCTTGTGCTGTAGCCCATGATTTCTGAAGCTTCTGCAAGTGTTTTTTCTTCGTAAACACGCAATCGGAATAACTCTTTTTCTCTGGAATCAAATCCAGCTTCACGCAAATAGAAGATTCTTTCATCTTCTGAAAAGTCTTTATAATTATCCATTCCACCGTCCTCCCTGTTAGTGGAATCAATATTACACCGGGAAAATGCCTTTAAGGGCAAAGCCTAAAACAATACCAATTATGCCAGTTATGACATAAGCAATAATTTTGTCCTGTAATTTTCCTGGCTTTTCCATGAGTGCTTTTAAATTGTCGTTCATTTCGTCAACTGTATCTTTGATGTGTCCCAGATCGTTGTTGTATAAAGCAATTTTCTGTTCCAGCGCATTGATACGATTAAAAAAGCCTTCATCCCTTTTGGAATGCTTTTCTTTCATCTCATGGACGGCACTTTCCAATTCTTTCAAGCGGTGTTCGTTGATACACTCGTGTTCACATCCCATCGCTATTCCTTTCCATCACTCCCATTTTTAAGATATTGCTTCTACCCACCTAATTTGAAGCACCCCTGCGATACGTGGGAGGATTGACGTATCACGCACACACCATCTTAGAATCCGATAAATGGAAATACACCATGATTTACATAGATTTCAGTTTCGGAAGTCCAATTTCTGTTTACAGAAGATTCGGAATGTGATCCTTGGAATTCAGCTCCCTGTTTCACCAGAAAGAAAAGAGCCAAATCAAATATGCAATCATAGCAGTTTTCCATATCGGAATTTATTTTCTCATCACTGTAAGATGAAGGATAATTCCTTTTCTTCTTAAATGAACGAATAGCCCTATTTACTGAAAGAATCACCCTCGCAGTTTCTACATCATCTTCAAGATAATTTGTCAAATCTTCTATAAGCTGTTCGTCCATTTAATCACCTACCTTTGCCGAGATAAAATCTCTGATATTATTCCAGCCTTATTAGTTGCTGTCAGGGCATAGCCGTTATCACTTGCGAGTTGTCTTAACTGAGATACAGTCATATTAGACAACTCGCTTTCTGTATACTTATGTATTGATTCATTGTAAACACTTGCTACAGATGGTGACTGGCTGTTTTCATCGAGACTATGCCCGGTTATTCCCCCGCCTTGGTACCGATCACGATACCACCGTTGGCTTTTGGTACAACAGGGACGAACATACCGGATGCTTTTGTCCATACTGCAACTGGGTCTGGTGTAGCCCACATGGAAAGAGTAACAAAGGAACGATTCTCTTCCTGTATAAACTGTCTGTATTCAAGCTCTTCTGGTGTCACACCCCAGAGGCCAACACCGAAAGAACCGTTAGCATCTGCTTCATACAGAGTAAATACATCCTCTTTAAGGTATCTGGCTGTTTTCAGGGTTCCATCTGCTTTTCTGAAATTAAAGTTCTCATCACAACGATCAATTGTGATTCCATATTCCTGCATAAGCAGATTGGCAAGCTCCTGCTTTGTGAGAAGCCTTTTATTTGCAGCACCCAGAACAGCTGTCTGCATTGCAGTGTTGTTCCGCATGTAGTTAATCATTTTAAGAGAAGTAACAGCTTTGTTTACTACATAGCCATTGCCTTCTGCTACAGCTACCATTTTCTGGATATCGCCCATGATATCTGCATCTGGCTTAGACCAATCAGTAAGCGTTACTTTTGCACTTGCTGGAACGCCATAGTCAATTCCCATGTCAACATGGTTCTCTTTGATTGTTACAGCACCAGTGGAAAGGAACTGTCCTTTCATAACATTTGCTCTTGTAACAACGCCCTCGAACAGTCTGGCTGCATCATCAAATACAAAGTTTTTCAGCGCTTCATTATCCGGCACACCATTTTCAATTGCCTGCCGTAAGTTTTCGGACTGATTGATTTTTCTCTTAATGAAGAGTTTTTCAGTCAGGACTTTTTCAAATCCAGGTCTTGTGCCGATTTCTGCTTCGCTATCAAGAGCGTGGACGAATGCAACTTCCGGGAGATTCTGTCCAGCCATAAGTCTGTAATACTCTGCTTTCAGATACTGGGTTTTTGTATCTGGGAAAATGGTATCGAGGATACCTGGTCTTTTAACGCTGAAATTCTGAGAAAAATTAAGTCTTTCTTCTTGGGTAATTGATTCCAAAATATTAAATGGCATTTGTCATACCTCCTTAAAATACTGGGTCTTCTGTGACTACAAAAACAATTCCCGCTTTTTCAAGCTCTGTTTTTGCAGTAGTGTCAACTGTTACTGGAAGCCTCTTTTCGAGAACACGTCCTGCGACAATCACGGAAATTGGTCTCTTGGTATCATCTGTCATATCAACATCTTCAAATACAATGCCGATTGCGTCTGTCGCATTTGTTGGATATACGGAACCTGCTTTAATAATTTTCTTAGTTCCAACTGTTTCAGCATTTGTTTGATCTGCTGTGTAGGTTTTAAGTACAAGTCCGACCTCGGATTCAAGAATATTTGGAGTGGACTCATATTGCTCTGTTTTCATAAAAGCCATTATTTATATCTCCTTTACTTAAATATTTACAGGGGCGTTACCGTCCACTGATTTAGTTTCCTGGTTCTTTTTTGCTGAGTAAGCTTTTGCAAATTCAGCAGCATCACTTTTCACTGTAGGTTTGCCGCCGCTACCGCCTCCTGGATTAGGAGTATTTTCCAATGCTTCTTTCTCCCAAGCTGCTTTTGCGGTATCAAGTGCTGTTTTATTTGCTTCGGAAACTCCCTTAACAAAAGTTTCGACTTCTTTCATTGCATCTTCTGGTTTCTCATACGGTGCAGATGCGTATGCTTTAATAGCACTCGCGTATGTTTCGGTTGAAAGTCCTGCATTTGCGAACATAGAAGTAATTTCACTGGTAAGGGCTTTTTTGTTGGATTCTGCAAGCGCAGCTTTCAAATCAGCTAACTCCTTATCCACTGCTTCCTTTTCTTTCTTGCGTTCAGCTTCTAGCCGTTCTGCTTCGGTCATGTTCTGCTTTTTCAACTCTTCCAACTCTTTTTCCAGGGAATCTGCTTTTTCAGCTTTTTCCTTCAGAGAAACATTTTTGTCTTTCTCTTTCTTAGTTTCAGCAGAAATAGAATCAAGAAGCTTAGAAACCTGTTCCTCGGAAGGTTCTGCAACTCCCATACCGATAAGTGCCTGTTTTGCCTGTTCTCTTGTCATTGAAATCTCCTTTCTTCCAGTCCAATACGCTTTTTCAACACGGTTCGCTCCGCACATGGTCTGTACCCGATTTACGCTCACGGGCTGTTGCAATTTATTTGATTTTGGGTATTAAAAAAGAAGCCTTAGATTTCTCTAAAACTCCTTAAATAATCGAAATTTGGTTCATTCTTCGTTAGATGGAGAATTTGCCATTGGTTCTGTTTTGGACGGATTTTGAAACTTTCCGTCAAGTAATTGCTGTGCTTTCTGCATTTCCGCTTCCGGGTCTGCCAGTTCCGGGTAAATAGTTCCCAGATACGGTAAACTCATTTCGTAGACTTTCTGCGGATCACTGAAAAGCCCACAAGTAATCAATGCAATAAGCGGATGAATTTTATTTTTGAACAGATAATCAAGCGCTTGTGCTTTTACAAGCATATTGTCTGTTGGGTTTCTGGTTATCTTCACATCAAAATCTCTAGTTGAGATATTAACATCATTTGACGTGCCACGGATAATATTCAGAATAATTCTAGCAGATTCCTTTTCGGCTTCCTTGGTGAATGCTTCTACCAATTTTGCATCTCTCTCTGCGAAATCCCATCCATTACGAAGGTATACGGCATTTCCTGTATCTCCTCCGCTATTACTTTGGCGGTTTGGCATTGCTTCCACAATCAGCATATTATTGTAGATATCATCCTTTGCAACCTGGCTTTCTGATTGATTCAGTTCAGCGGTCATCAGTTCAACATCCGACTGACAGCCATTTCCAGTATCTTTAACAGAGATAGCACCAAGTTTTACCATCTTTAAGAATTCGTTTTCGTCTACCTCGCAGTTTTTGAACTTCATAAAGGCTTGTACGAACTGTTCCACGCCATTTAATCTATCAGACTGATATTTGTTGATTGCATCAAATAAGGTGATTGCAATTTCAACATCCGAAAGTCTATCGTGATTATTCGGACATTCAACAATTGGAATGCCGCCAAAACCATTGATGCCGTAGTTGGTTACTTTTCCATTCTTGATTTCAAAAAACTGGTTCTTTGAATAACATAAATAATATTGTTGTTCGTCTTCATCCTTTAAAATTTGAACGGACAGCATTGGTTTCCCGTTTCTCTGCGAATATACAATGTAACAATCACCTGGATATGGGATGAAAATTCTAAATGGAGGTAAATCTCCGTTTTTTGTCCAGTCCTCTTCTTTCAGAATAGCCTTATAAGAAGTTCCTGTTGCACTTTGGTATATTGCTCTCTGGATGTTTCTTGCATCTGCATTGGCTTCATCCAGATAATCATTCAGCAAATCAACTTGCTCATTTATTTTTTTGTCTGCATTTTTCTTTTTACATACATATTGGATTGGTTCCCCGCAAATCTGTCCAGCTTTAAATTTTACAGTTTCAAATGCGTGATTTTCAACCACTCTGTTATTAACTTCTGGACGTACTATTTTATTTCGATACAATATCGGCTGATCACCTTTCATGTACCGATACAAGTAATCAATCAATGTTCGATTTCTATTATGTATGCCAATTGTATCTGATACTACTTTTACTACATTTTGTGGAGTGATTCGGTCAACGCCTGTGTAGGCTACTTTTCGCCCGAAATCACCTCGGCATAAATCTACAAAATTCATTGTATTTCTCACGAGCCGAACCATCCTTTCTGCAAAATAAAAAGCACTGGATGTTTTAATCCAATGCTCTACTTTATATTCTACACATATTAAAAGTATTTTTCAGTATACTTCGGTATCATCTTTCGAAACCTTTTATCTTTTTTATTTCTGCTATGGCTTTTAAATGCTTTTTTTTAATGTGAATCTCTGAATAACCCATCTCATCTGCGATACGAACCAATGATTTGTACTCAACATAATGCTTAAATAGTATGTTGTACAGCAACGGGTCTTCAACCTGTTCTATGGTTCGGACTATTTCCTGTTTTTTTTGTAAAAATTCGGATATCATTTTTGAAATCTCTTCTCGCAGATCAAATATCTTTGCAACCATATCTCCCATCGGATCACGTTTTACAGAAGTTTGTACCTTTTCTCCAACAGGGATTGCAGATACACTTGTGGAAAGAGAACTGAGCTGTTCTTCTTCGATAAGCTTGTTTTTGATTCTGTTATCATAATTTTCAATCTGGCGTAAATATTGAGTTGCAGTCATCATATTCTATCTCCTCCCCCAAAGTGGATTCTGTGTTGCTGTTACTGTTCCAACTCCGCTTCCATTTTTTAAGAATACTGCTAAGCTAGCGAGTGAATCCGGTGCGTCATCGTGCTTATTTTTTCCTGTCATTGTGAATGAATAGACATTATTCATAAATTTTCTATACTCTGCATTTTGATATCCAGTATCAAGAAAATAAAATTTTCTAATGTTTTCAGCATTATCCCAAATTCTCTGTTCTTTTCTCACTGCTGATTTAGGTGCGTGTCCACCATTATTCAAAATCATTTGTTGAGCATATTTAGAAGTAAGATTAGTTTGATACCCTTGTTCCTTCAACTTTCCTTCTACTTCATCTTTATACCCTTCGCCGCCTGCATTGGCTTCAAAAAAAGCATTCGTAACTTTATTATTGACAATTGCTGATACAACTTTTGGCATAGTAAATTTCTTTTCAGAGTTATCAAATACTACTTCGTGTATATATACAGAACCATCTTCATATACATATGCTACTGGCATTGCAAGGTAATCACTACCACCAAGAGCCACGTCGCAAGCCGAAACTACTTTCAATGGTTCTTCATCTGGAAGTTGTCCATTATAAAAATTCATATGTTGCGCATTAAATAAAGCGCCATCTCTTTCAATAGGTTCCTGCTGATACTGGGCTAACCATCCTGCCATATCATCGTTTTCTTCAAATTTAGAACGAATAGTACGATAATATTTTGTACTGAATCCAACTCCGTAATCGTAGTCAAAATTACTCTCATCAGTTTCCGGGTCAAGAGCTGGAATTTTAAGAACATCATATCTAATGTGTTTTGCTTCTGGATTATTCTGAAGAAATGATAGTCTGTCCATATACAAATCATGCAATGACCAGATAGTACCATTTAGAATCAATTTACATTGTTCTTTCTTTCGTGACATTACATTGTTGTCAAACACAATTTGCTTTCTTCTGAGAATATCTGGATTTAATACATCTTGAATACCTTCCAGGATATCATCGAGAATCAGCCAACCATATGCGTCATACTCACCGTTCAAACCAGATTCCAAACCTTTTCCAGATAATGTCGCATATTTTTTCTTTCTTTCAAGGTCTACTTTGTGGTTCTTTGCATCCGTTCTGGCTATTTTTGAATGAAATACATCTTCATGACAATATGTGGGGTCAGTCCATATTTCCATAACTCCATCTAGGAATGCGCCGCCAAGTCCTTCTTTATATGTAACATAGAGGTTGCTTATCTCTGAATCTCTTGCACAATGCCATGCGGTTCCAACAGTAATAATTTGCGATTTACCAGTTCTGGCTGGCTGATGCAGAAACAATTCGTCAAGTTCATCTTCTTCAAGTGCTTGTAATTTATCTACTACTTTTTTCAATGTTCTGCGTCTTGGTAAATAGAACCGTTCTTCTGGTTTTCTATCTTTTTCTATATACATGGCATATGAATCAAGCAAATGTGGTGATTCCAATAATAAATACTGCCAGTAGATATCGTCAAAGTCACCACTACCAGTTAATGCAGCACACTTCTCTGCTATGTTATGTGAGTATTGACTTACTTTCATAGCCATTTTCCGTGCTTCTTGATTCTTGTTGAAAGGAAGGTCAATATTCATGTTTAAGAGCAAATCAAGGCAATCCTTTTGGTTCTGATAGATTGTCATGTCACTACTGATAATTTGATTCAGCACTGCCCGATACCATTCAAGCGAGCCTTCTGTAATTTTTCCCATAAAAATAGAGCCAGACCTCCTTTCTTTTTAGAATTTAGTCTGGCTCTCATGTGGCTCTCTGACTGATTTATTTATTCTTCTCAATAATAATTACTTGACCTTCGAAACCAAAATCAGTTGACTGGTCAAATGTATGTGTTTCGGCTGATTCGTTATCTCTCATTGGTCGAGTAAGATACCACAAATCATCGTCTTTCCATGTGATTTCTTCCAGTTTTACACCTGGTTTTAATTTTATTGTGGTTGTTCCACCCAAATTCTTTGTTGTCGATTGACATGCTGTTAATCCAAACAGCATCATTGATAATAACGCAGCAAAAAATATTTTCTTCATAAACTCTCCCTTTCCTTCTTTACTGGCCATTCAAAGCCAAAATCTGAACGTTTGATTTTGCATTGTGGGCTTCCGTCTTTCCAGAAAACTAATCCCTCTATCTCGTGTTCAGAAAGATATTTCTTGATTCCCTCAAATGTACGCTCGACTTCAACGATGTTGTTGCCATGTCTTATTAAAGAATCATAATCGTCATAATATGGATTGCCTTGAAAATGCTTTCCAACAGCTTCATATGTGCCATCTGGTAATTTACAACCTTGATTTGTCCACATTGAAGTTACATAATACGCTTCTACAAACCACTTATCAGACGAATTATTCTCATCAATCTTTACCCATCCCGGCCAATGACCTGTAATGGAATCTGGTTCACAACAAGGGATAAATCCTTCTGGCGGTGTTTTTCCTTTCTTGCAGTCATATCTTTTATAATATTCTCCGTCAATTATCGCACAGCAAGAACCATCATATTTGACCGTTGCAATCCCTTCTCCTTCAAGTACCCATTCCATACCCGGATGCACTTTTGGAAGAACCTTTACAACCTTATGGTCTTTGAATTCTCGCTCAAATAATGTTGGTATCTTTTTCATTTGCTCACCATCTTTCTTTTTGATTTCAAGTATTTTCTGTATTTGCGACTGTATTTCCGAAGAATTAAATCGAGCATAATGCTATTTGTCTGTTCTACATTTTCTGACATAGTTGTGAGATATGGATAATCTTCTCTATCATCTACTAATGTCTTGAAAATCAAGTCTAAAGCAAACTGAGCACTGATAGGTGGGTCGCACAGTTCAAAGTCTTTATCCTTGTACCACTCATCAATTTTCTTTTGGAATCCATCAAAGGATATTTCTTCGTTCCATATCATACGTTCACCTCAAACTCTTTCTTGCAATTACTACCCTTACATTTCAGTTTCAGGTGCTGAATCTTCGTGTTTGGGCTAATCAAAAGCGCTTTCTTCTGGCAAAAAGGACAACAGGCGTATTTCGTTCCGTTAATATTCCGTATCAATGCCTGTCCATTCCACGGTTCGGGAGGGTTCATGTATTCAGAAAAATCTATTCCTTCGGATTCTAATGCTGATTTAATGCTCATTAAAAATCTCCTTAAATTTCTTCCGATTAAAACCATTGTCTTGATTTCCCCAATACGGATATTGGTGTAAGCTTTTTATCATGTACTCGTATGGATGTACTTTTGCAAAGTCGGCAATTTCTTTGACAGGTGCCTGTTGCATCTTCGCCCTCCGTTCTGGACAACCTTTTGTTTTTTCTTGATCCATTAATTTTCCTCCGCTTCGGAATCCCATGTATTTTACGGAAATTGTTCTGGTTTATTCGGTCTGGGGCAACTAGTGTCCAAAATAGTTCATCACTGAATTTACATTCAAATTCAATACTTAATGGCTTGCCTATGCTACAAAGTGTACCGTCCTCATTTCTGTGAAGAATACCGCCTTCGATAACAGTACCATCCGAAATTGAAATCTCTGGTATTGTTTCAATAACTTTTCCATTACATGTAAAGAAATGCTTTAATTCGTTCTTTTCGCCCATATCAGCACATTCCTTTGTTTTTCCTTAAATTAGCGTATCGGTCAACCAATGTGTCAACAGTAACAGTTAACTCGTTGATTCTAATACAGTCATCCTGGTGTCGTTGTTCATACCATTCTATAGATGGATGACCAGTATCTACATTTTCAATTCCATCAATCGGAATCTTCCAGTTATCATTTTCAAGAAGCTTTTGGTTAAGTGTCTCCGATAAAGCTTTATAGTCCAGGATTATATGCTGTTTTTTCTCGCATTCATCAGCCAAACGAACAACTTCATTTTTCAACTGTTCTTCTGTCCAGTTTGCCATATCCTCAAATTTCATATTTACCACCTCTGTCTTCGAAAATTGTCTCTTCCAAGCATAAATTTTTCGGCTGAAAAATTATCCTCTACATCAATATGTGCTTCACGGTCTTGCACATCATATCCGTTTGAAGTTAATTCAAGTTTTGCAGTATATTCAGCGCCGCAATTGGTGCATTGCCATGTCACATTTAAAAAGAGTCCTTTTTCTATAAAAGGGTTTGTGAAATCGGCATTTTCACATTTCAATATTCCACCGCAAACAGGGCAATTGCGTTTATCAAGTAAATTTAGCATTCAAATTCCCTCCTCTCCCTGTGCTTCATCTGACAGGCAATCATTTTAGCTATGTTTTCACGTTCCTGTTTTATTCCATGCCCCTGGCGGAACAGCTCGCATTCAAGGATATTTCCGCATTTGGAGCATTCGTCTTTGATTTCTTTGCCGAATACTTTCATTCCACATCTCCGTATACCAGCAGTTTAATAAGCTGCTCTTCTGTAATTTCCTTTGCATTGATTCCAAGCCATAAATTTTTATATTGCAAAGAATTATATAGTTTATTAATTCTACTTACCCGCATTTCAAACGGTTTGTCACTTTGTAAGAAATAACTAGCTGCGCCACGAAGTGTTTTTGTTCTATGAGGTGAATTAATAATGAAAATCTCTACGGTACATGTTTCTGTTTCCAAAATAAACGTTTTTCTATTGAACCGCACTATTGATGTTTCGTTATGTATTTTATTAAATAATTTTATCAAAAAATAATCTGCATCTTTATAATCAACCGCCAAGTACAACGCTGATATTTTACTCATACACCCTCCCAGTATTTACAACAATCGTCCAGACATCTAAAGTCTGCACAATGTTCACTGTCACCATTGAAGCAAACCCATGTGAATCCATCGTGCTTTCTGCAATCCTTACAACATTTTTCTTTCATAAACTACCTCGATTTAGAAAAATCCAGTGTGCCGACTTGAACGGCATAAATCTCCCAACGAGAAACACTGGAACTTTAAGGGGGAAAATGCAACTTCTGGCAATGGCAATTTGCCAGATAGAAACAACAGGAATCGAACCTGTGTCACATGATATTCAATATCATTGCTCTACCACTGAGCTATGTTTCTTTTTTCATCATAAAACGCTAAACTAGATGATTTTTTTAGAATCCCCGACTACCACTCCTCACGGGCATTGGTCTTATCTCTCTAAAAAGTTTTTGCACAAGATCGCTAGTGAGTTGCGTCTATATGCCTGCACGAATGCACACAAACGCATCCGCATTTATGTGCAAGAACTAACAATAGCTATGCTAAAGTAAGATATCCTATCTACACCTGGTAGATGGAATTGCAGGAGACGGATTCGAACCGCCGTTCTCAAGGATATGAGCCTTGCGAGATTCCACTTCTCTATCCTGCCGGAACCCGGAAAAACCGGGTTAGCAATAGGTTTATCGTGTTATGCTTTCCACTATCTACAAGTTTTAGTGCTGTAGATTCACTGGATATTTTTATGCGTCTTTGAACGGCATCTCTTGAAAACTCCTTTTATTAACGTGCGCTGCGTTAATGTTTTTAACTCCGAGATATACCAGCCGGGAAATCAGATCCATTTAGGCTACGCCGTATCGCACCTATAAATTTACCTAATCCACACGCTCAACTGGAAGTTTTTTCCACCCATATTACGGATGAATGGCATTTAGAAGAAATGGAAGCTCTGGGATTCGGACCCAGGACTTACGGCTTATGAGGCCGTTGCTCTTACCGCTGAACTAAGCTTCCTAAGATACCGAATTATTTGACCGCCATGACAAACAATCCGGCACTGTTGCAGTTCTTGACCGCCAGCTGCAACAAAGGTTTTCTGAAACGCTTTTGGATTTCAGAAAGTCTTCCGGGACATTTGAAGCCCCTTTAATCAGCCCCGTTGGGCTAGAAGGCCGAAGCGAAAGTTGTATGAAAAAGAAAAATATTTGCAATATGATAAATATTGCAAACTGGGCTAGCTGGATTCGAACCAGCGAATGCAGCAGTCAAAGTGCTGTGCCTTACCTCTTGGCGATAGCCCATCAACCCCGGCGCACCATTAAGACCGGGGAAGTCGTGATATATAAGTTTATGTAATTAATATAATAAGTAATTAGCACTTACGCTACTCTGGATGCCTCGACTTATCACTTTCATAGGCTTTTCCGAGCCTACATGGATTAAGTCGAAGCACTGCTTTTATGAATTTAACCCTTTCGATTAAATCAATCGGGATAATTCCAATTGGAATTGGTAAATACATTTGTCACCTCGTGCAAATTAAGAAAATATTCAGTGCAAAACATATTTCTAAACAAATGCAGAATAAAATCTGTATTACGTTTGTCTTTCCTTCTTCGTCCAGTATGGCTAAAGTTCCAGCAAGAACCAGAACGAAAAATGCAAGATTTACAGCTGTTCCGATTACATTAAGTGCATTCATTTTCTTTTTCCTCCCCAATTAAGAAATTCAAAATCTTTTCTGCAATCTCTTCTTCTGGCTCAAATGGCATTCCGCAGTAATTGTAGTATTCTAAAGCCGATTTTAGGCTTGATTTGAAGCCATTGTAAATTTCTCCATGTTGTAGTAATTCGTGCCTTAAAACTGAAATTGCATCAGTAATTGATTGAGAAGTGACACTAATTTGTGCCAAGCACTCCATTTCAATGTCTGGAACAGCCATCATTTCAAACTCAAATACTGGAATTTCATCTACAGCTACATGGAAATTTATTGATCTTACTCTCGGAACTTCATTTCCATCAATAAAACATTTTATTCCAAGCCAGTCATAGGGGTTGGGGTTTGTGATTTTTACTATCGGCATCTTCGTACCCCTTTCTTTTAGTTTTACAGTAGAGAAGAAGGTGTTTCGCAATCTCTTCCAACTGCAAAATGTTGTATTTTGGAACTTCCCATGTTTTTTGCTCTAATAATGGAGACGGTGGAATTTTCTCAGTCGGTAGTTCGTTAGTTACTGTGGCATTGATAAGCATAGACGCTACATCAATAGGTGATTCTGGAAGACAATCCTTGTTATCACTTATTTGTGCATCCGGCATGAATAACTTTTTCCATTCTCCGTTTTCATTTGAAAATACTTCTCCGTTTTGTACTTTAAGTTTTCTAATAGCTTCTCTTGGAATATCTTCTTCTTTTTCACATTTACGAACATCATTCTCAATGATGTATAAAAAACAATTCATCCTTCTTCCACCTCCCCGAAATATTTCTTGTAAAGCTTATGGTTGTAATACCACAGATGTTGCATCACAAAAATTTTATCAATACATTCCAGCTCATAATACATCACTCTGTACTCAGCGGTTCTGTCTCCGTTTTCATCAACACTGTAACCAGCTAATTCAGATTTTGATTTTGCGCCAAACCACCTACCGTTCTTTGTAACAAACAAAGAAATATTTCCATATTCACAAACATATGTGGCAGTTTGAGTATCATACAATTTGCCATCAGCTAATATTGCTTTTGCATGAATTGGCTTCACCAGTTTCCGAATTGCCGGGGATTCCTGTCCAACATTTTCATATGCTTGGTTTGTTTCGGAAACGCCTTTTTTATTTTTTGAGAAAAATTTAAGCACGTCTTTTCCTCCCGAAATATTCATCAACTGCTTGTCTTACAATATCCGATACGCTCCTGTCTGTCCAGTTCTTCTCTTCCAGGAGCCTTTTTTTCTGTTTTTCGGAAAATCGGATGCGGATGGATTCGGATTGTGGGTTTGGTTTCATGAGCACTTTTCCTTTCTTGGGCGACCTTCTGTCATTTTGGGAGTTTTTAGCGCTTCCTCAATAGACATTCCCTTGTGCAAATACCTGTAATTAAAAGTCTCAACAGAAATTCCACATTGTTTACAAAGATCAGATTTAGGAATCATCTTCCCATCATACAAAATTAATGCTGTTTTCTTTACGTTTTCACGTTTTTTCCATTCAGATGAAGGCCTTTTGTTTTTTTGCTGTTCCGCATTGGTTATCCATCTGCAATTATTTGGCTCATAATTACCGTTTACGTCTATTCGGTCAATTGTGCATTCGCCAAAAGGAGCGTTTTCATCATATCCATTCGCATAAGCCCATTCTCGGAAAATTGAATAATCATGCCATTCTTCGCATACTTTAATTCCTCTTCCACCATAATTCCTATATCCCTCTACTCGAGGGGATTCGCAACGACGCTTCATATCTTGCCAAACACGATATAGTCTTTCTTTACTTCCACCGTGAGTTTTGCAAAATTCATCATGGAAACATCCACAGCTTTTTACTTCTCCAGAAACTAATTCTATAGGTCGTATATTTTTTGTGTTTCCACAATCACAACGGCATTTAAATCTTTTAATTTCTCCTGGCTCATTTATTCCGATTACCGTAAGAAATCCAAAACGTTTTCCTATATAGGACTCATCGTATTTGACGCATGAATAATGTTTTGTGCATCTATGATTCGTCCATTTTCCGGTTTGTACTCTAGTAAAAGATATTGTCTTTTCTGCTCCACATATAGTGCATGAAAGCTTTAATTTATCTGGCGATCCGTTTACTATTCCGATGACCTTATAATCACCATAAATTTTCCCTATTTCAGATTCTAAAAGGTCTTTTTTACTTTTTTGAAATTTTTCAACAGCCTTATTCTTTTCAGTAATTTTGCATTTTTTACAAGTTTTTATTAGTTCAGACCATTTATTTCTGCCACATATCATGTCTCGATAAATTGTTTCACCACATTTAGTGCATCTTAATGTGACTTTCCTTATCCTTGTTCCCGGATGAAATGTTATATCAACAATTTCGTAATCGCCATTTATAGTTCCTACTTTGTTTTGAAAACTGGCAATCATATTCTTTGCAGTCTTTTCATCAATACCGTATGAAACTAGTTCTTTAACACTGTTCATCTTCGGATTCCTTTCTAGATCAAATAACTCATTATCAAGTCTCTAATAATTTGTGAAATACTTTTTCCAGATCGAAGAGATTCCTTTTCAAGAAGCATTCTCATATCATCATTTACTCGAACTCTTATTGAATCGCCCTTCGGGTCTGTAGTTGGTCTTCCTTTTGTCATATCATCATTCCTTATATATGTAGGACAAAACACAATAGGTTCTTTATTCGGGTTACTCATTCAGCCTGTATAGGGTTTTATATATACCCCCCCTCCCGGGGCGTCCTGCTGAACCGTCCAGTGTCTTATATTGTCAGAATATTCGGTCTGTTTGATAAACACTTGTTTTTTATATAGATGTCTTTAAAAATCTATACATCATGCACAAATATAATCGTCATTATTGTGCATATTGTACTATTCCATGCGTTTACTGCCTTTTGTCCGTCCCTCATGTACATTTTTATTGTTTCTGTGTTCTTACAGGCTTTACAATTCCGGTTTTTCCATCTCTGGAAGCTGTAAAGCGGCTCTGTGCTTCTCTGCGATCTGCTGCGCGGTCTGCTGTGGTACGCCGTACTGCTGCGCAACTTGCACTGGTGCAGTTTCTGCCATGCCATAGGCGGCTTTTGCAACAAATATCAAATTCGCATTTGTTCCGGTCTGGTTATGTAGTCTATTAATTGCACAGTTTTTGCAAATATCAAACCATTTTTTAGCCGTGTCACCATGTGAAGAGTTTGTTCTATACACTCCATTCATCCAGTCAGTAAACGTTGTACGATTAATCCCAACTAAAAAGCTAAATACTTCTAGGGTTGGTAATACATGATATTTACTGCATAATCTCACATAAGTATTAAACATTTTATCTAATAGCTCTATATTGTCATTACTTGGCTTTTGTATATGATCTGCAATATAAAAAATCATATCTACAAAGCTATCTGATACTTCTTTCTTATAGTTTTCGTTATCTGGTGATATACATAATACAGTATTTATATATTCATCAGCATATATATTAATATTATCTAAATAGATATCTACGTCTTGTACATTTACTGTATTATCTTTCATATTATCACCTCACTTTAACACGTTAATTTTCAAATAAAAAAGAGAATGTCACCAGGTAAAGCTTATTCCCGGAAAATTTCCGGGTGTTCGGGTACATTCTCTAAAACTCAAAATAAAATATTCTGTTTTCTTTGTTGCCGATACCTTAACACAGTTTTTAATATCTTGTCAAATTTAATTTTGCATAAAATAAAACACATTATTTTGTCAATAATTAATAAATAATAATTAGGGTATTATATTATAATCTTTATTTATATATTATTATACAGTACTGTATAGCATATCTTTTAATAAACTCTAATCTTAGGAATCTAGGAAGGGCAGGTATTATATTATAAAATATATTATATAGGGCGGCTTATTTTCGCAGTTTTAAATAATAAAAGCCAGACCTTCCAGGAGCTTACCCGGCGTGATCTGGCTTATTAGGCAAATATTAAATTAACGGTTTTTCTGTACTGTCAGTCCTGCCCTTCCTGAGTTCCCGCGACCGTCGTTATTTAACAGCTTAAATAAATTTCTTTTGAATGTCAAGCGGTATTTTGAAAATATTTTTCTTGACAATTTGCCAAAAGCTGTGTTATTAAAATATTAACAGGCTCGGCGGCGGTCTGTACTCTGTCCATAGCCGCCACAAATAAGCATATTAAAAGCCCCGGGATAATTTCCTAGGGCTTTATTTTTATTCTTCCTCTTCTTCCTCTAACCATATTTGACACTGCTTGCCGTCCTCTTCGTAGCTGATAGCTTCACCAGCTTCCAGGCGTTCCCGCCAGTCCTCCGGGTAATTCTCCGGTCTGTAAATACAGTTTCCCGAAAAGAACTGGTTTCCTCTCATTTCGTTAACTACCATTTTTCCTCCTGTCCGCCCCTCCTGGGGCTGTGTAATTGGTTTTCTTTAACTATCTTTATGATATCATAAGTGCATTATATTGTCAATAATATAAGTGCATTATTTTTTATATTTCTCCATTCTTTCAAGCTCTGCCGCTATTACTTCCTTTATAAATGTATTTGGCTTTTCGATTCCTAGCTTTTTCATTTTTTCTTTTGTACCAGCTGGAAATATTATATTTATACGGTCGTTCTTCTTCTCGTATTCTCTAACGGCTTTTCTTTGTGCTTCTGTTGTCTTTAATTCTTCCATATTGTAAGCCCTCCTTTTTATAATGATAATATCATAAGTGCATTATATTGTCAATAATATAAGTGCATTATACACAATGTACAATTAAGCGCCACTATATAAGTGCATTATTTAGTTATTATTCCATATTGTATAAGTGCATTATATGTGGTATTATAATATCAACAAAGGAACAAAAGAAACAAACAACCGGAACCGCCCGAACCACTCAAGCCAATGAGGACATAAGGAAAACGGACTGATTAATTGAAAAATTCTAGTTCCCAGAAAATAAAAAAGCCCGGCGATCTTCCAAACCAAACCGGGCACCAAACTAAAAAGAAAGGCAACCCTATTATAACAGGGGTGAGGGTAAAAAACAATGAAAAAAATCGAAACATTAGTAATCAGAGGTCGTAGATGGTTTCAGAAATTATACGGAAACACTTATCACACAGTAACGGTTGTTGTAAATGGCCATGTTTTAAAAAGTAATATTCAATACGGTTATGGCACTCAGTACCTTGTTACTGCCGCCGATCTTCTCCGTGAAAATGGATATGATATTCCAGAAAATAACCTGGAAGCATTGAGAACTTTAAAAGAACTTTCCGAAAATGATTATGAGGTCGTTGACGTTCCGAGAAAAAAAGATTTATAGGAGGTATAACCGTGAATAACAAGTATTTAAATTTCCTTAACTGGGCAGTATTTACAATGATAGATAGAAAAACACAGGACGATCACAAGAGCAAGATTCAAGTTTGCGGATTATTCCGCAGCCCGGTTTTAGCTGAGGAAAGTTTTTTACCTAATTTGCCAAACCCGGAAGTTAAACGGTATCTGCTCCATGTGGACGATCTGGAGCGGTTCGAAGAGTTTTATAATTTCATCCAGGATCTTAACGAGAAATACGGTGATTACGCAATATTTCATGTTAAAGATGGAAATTTCACAGTTGACGAAGAAAACAAATTCCGCTATATGCTTCATATTTGGACAGATACAAAAATTAGAGGGGTTGACATGTTTTGAAAATTAACGCATTTACTTTAGTGTCCGATTTACCAGAGCACATTAAACAGAAGATTTTACAGGAAGCACGGCAGACTTTTGAGGGTTTGTCTTATCCTGTGGATATCCAAGAGGAGATTGAGACAGTGAAAAATTCTAAAATGTGTGATATTGAATGCACGGTTGATGTGCAGAAGTATTATACAGAACGTGTCAAATAGAAAGGAGAGCGAAGGCATGGGAAATAACTATATTATTCATTTGCAAACCGGAAATAGAATAATTACAGAAGAAGAAGCGATAGCTAACGCAGAAGAGCAGAAAGCTAAAGGAATAAAACCGCATTATGTGCTTTTTGACGGTGATAAAAAGGAAAAGCTTTCAAATCCCGGCTGGCTGATCTGGTCAACTTGGGAAGATGGTGCAGGCGTTGTGGTTCCTCGCGATGACGGAAAGCTTGTTTTACTTACTGGCTGGCAGTCTAATTTAGCATACTGTTAGGCGTGATGATCTTCTGCCCGGTTCGATTCCGGGGCGCGTCTTTTTATCAAAATTATGGAGGTTAAAAGAATGAAAAACTATAATGTATATTATTCTGGAGGATCAAAAATAACAACAGTAAAAGCAAGTTGTGTTATAAAAGCTTGCAAAGCCTTTATGGAACAATTTAATAAGCCTTACAAAATAGAAAAATATGGTTATGATTATGTAGCTATCAGATTTTGTGATAATTACTCTATATGCAGTGATTATGTAGTGATTTCAGAATGATTTTATTATTTCCTGGCTCCCAGGGTGAAGGGAAGAAAGAAAAAAATATGGACTTAATGCAAATAATAAGTTATATACGTGAAAAACATTTGGAAGCTGAGTTTAATAAATTTAGAAATTATCGGTGCATTTCTGGTGTAGAACCTATAGAAACAACATTAATTCTATTTTATAAAAATCAAAAAGCATCATCGAAATAGATTTCCACCGCTTACCAGCTACCAGGCTGGCGGCACGTTCACGGCGTGCAAGCGGTTTTTTTGGCATTCTGTCAGTAGTACCTTGGCAATTTAATAGCACAAGTCAGCAAATAAGCAAGCTATTTAAGCCGCAAATGGCTTTTAATGCTGTTAATGGGGATTTATGCCACTATTGCATTATAAGCCGTTTATGAGCCTTTAAATGCGTTACATGGTTTATTGACTGTCTGCGGCTATGGGTGTATAATAGCCTTGTGTAGCTATGTGCGGCTATGCCTTATTTGCGTACCTTTCCAACAGGCGCATTATGTCCTCTTATGTGCGTAGCTTGTACAGGCTTCCCGGTGATCTGTCGCAGCTGTCCGGGTTATATATCAATTAGGGATATACAACTATATTGTGATATGCTCGTATAACGCCGTATTTGCCATTTTAAGGTGTTTTATAATCGTAGTCAATAAAATATAGGTTAAATACGTTACAAGCCATTTAAGACTTATTTTGCAAGAGTATTATTGTATTTTAACTCCGTGTTACATGTTGCTTGTTGCTATTTCCTACTATCTGTTGTCTGTTGGTTCTGATCTTCCAGTGCTACAACTGGAGGCCGGTTTTGTTGACGTTCAATCGTTCCCGGCGCTGTCCAGGCTTCATAAGCTCGGCGTGGTATCGGCTCCCGGTGCTGTCCCCTGGTTGATTTGTGGCAACGGAAAAGTCGCAGCTGTTCAAGGATTCAATAGTTGCAACTAACTTGTGGATGATCCCTAAATTTCAACATAATTTTAGAAGCCTAAAATCAAGGAAATCCATAAAAAAAGTGGCAACCAGAAAAATTCTCTCATTTTCTAGCTGCCACTTAAATTTTAATTTTGCACAAATATTTCTATAGCGTAAAGTGCTGAATGATTCAAAATTCACAATTTATTTAATCCTTCTTTCTTCCGTGTTCCGTATCTTCTGTGGGATGATTTCTCTAAACGTTCCGTCCTCTTCATTTGGGACTTGGAAAGTTTCTTCTTTCTCTGGTAATTATCAGTCGTTGTTCCCATTCACGCCCTCCTTGTTAATCTTCTGGTTTCTGGTTTCAAAGTTTATAATTTCCGTGTCTGTTTCCAATTCTTCCGGTATTCTTCCAACAATGATAACTCGTAGTGGCTTCAATCTCCGTTCCATCTCCTTGAAACCAACGCAAAATTCCAACCGTGCTGCCTTGCTCTTTACTCTTCCATTTGTGCAACAGGCAACTGTGCTTCCCTCTGGTAGCCCATCAAAGCACCAGTCCCAACAGTATTCTGGCAGTATGTTTACGTTCGGAATTACCAGAATATCATTCAAGATCATGTAGTGTGCCAGTGCATGATTGCGGTATTTATTCCACAGGCACATTACCAGTGGCATTCCATTCTTGCCTACCGATATGCTAAAATCCGGCATAATGACTGCATGAAAACATTTTAAATGCTCCATATACTTGTCTGGCTGATTCCATAATCTTTGAAACTGTACATCATCCACATAGAAATTTACATCCAGTTCCCGGTGGTTCTTAATCTTTTGGCTGAAGCTCTCCGCAAAGTCTACAGTATCTTTGCCTGGATGGATAAAAGTCTTTGGAATTTTCGGGATTCCGTACTTACCATCAAGGTCTGCATCAGTTATTAGAAACTCCTTCATTACATCATAAGCTGTATGTATCTGCATATTTCGCCCTCCCTTTTCTTTGAACATAACACAATTTCCGAAAAAAGGCAAAAAAATAATCGCATCTCTGCGATTTTATTGTTTTGCACATGTACTTTTCCCTTTCATATGTACTTTTTGTAAAAGGTAATCAAAGGTAATCAGAACACTCGTTCATGCCAAGTCCGCAAACCCTTGATTTTACTGCATTAATCGGGGCAACAGGATTTGAACCTGCGACCTCACGGCTCACACTTTAATCCGCAAACCCTTGATTTTAAAGGCTTTTCAGACTTGAGGTAATCAAAGGTAATCAAAAAGGTAACCAGAATGTGTGTTCTTATTCATCCAATCCTTTGCACTTTTGTCACAATTTTATTTTTTTCTTCCAAGGAGCTAACATCAAATGTATAATATTTTTCATTAACTTCTTCGGTATGCCCGAGCAGCGATGCAGCAACAGTGGCAGATACTCCATTGCACCTTAGTTTAGAATTTATTGTTCTTCTAAATGCATGAATTCCTCTTTCTTCTATTCCTTCCTGCCTGCATTTGTTTTTTAAGCATGACGATATTACAGGAGCATGAACCCTTCCATTTTCGTTTGAAAACAACCATTCACTAATATACCCATTGCTGATTTCTGCTGATTTTAATTTCATTAAAAGTTTTCGAATTTCGCCAGTCATAGGAAACCATCTGTTCATTTGATTTTTTGTTTTTCCTATATAGTATTCTTTTGTATTTCTATTGTATTTTTCTGATTTATTAATAGATATATAATTTTCATTTATATCTTCCCATTTTAAAGCCGAAATTTCTCCAACTCTCATCCCTGTGAGACTTGCAAAATATACTGCGTATGAGGGAATGTATTCTGGCTGTTCATCAAAATCCTTTTTGCAGCGATTAATAATTAGTTTAAGTTCATGGTCTGATATTGTATTATGACTTGAAGGCTTTTCTATCTCCGTGCAGTATTTATAAAATATTTTAGGTGAAAGAAATTCCATAGGATCATAATTCAATAAATGTTGTGACCTTGCACTATCTATTGTGTTTTTGATATATCCAAACAAAGTTTTACACGCTTTTTTGCAAAGTTTTTGATCTTTTACAGTTCTGACAATGAATACCTTTATATCTTCTTCTGTCATTTTCTCAATTTCTTTTTCCGTAAATTCTTTTTTTTCAAAATAACGTGTTCTATCTGTAGAATACTTATACAAAGTGTTATCCGTCACAAATTCTTTTTGAATTTCTATCCAATGCTCGTAAACATCCATAAATGTTTTAGGTTTTTCTGTTTTTTCTTTCTCGAAAGCAATAATATAATCTTCAATTCCCTTTCGGCTACTTCTTTTCACTAGCTTTCTAGAATTTTTTTCTGTATAAATATAAGTATACCAATTATTGTTTTTTCCCTGCCATATTTTATATTTTTTTAATATTTCTTCATTTTTCTTCATTTGTATTTCTTCAAGTACATGTGCAGGATTTATAATACCATTCTCAATAGCATATTTCAATATTTCATCCATAAAATTTAGGAGGAACCGGGAATTCCTTTTGCCGGCCGGCGGTTCCTGTTCCTCCTTTCTATTGATAGCCTGTTTTTTTGATTTTAAGCGCTTATTTTGTTTTAACCATAACAATATTCACGAATATCATAAAAATTAATTTTAGCCGTTTTGGTCAAAACAATTATCATATTTCACAACAAATCAAATATATTGACCTGTCCATCAATCAGAGATTTTTCCAGGTTGTAAAATTTACAGGCTATATAATCTGGGTTCCAATCAATTTCCAGTTCGTATTGTAAACACCGCGGATGCTTACCACCACGGAAGAATCTGCATTCCGAACAGGTATGCTGATAAGCTGTACCTCCAGATCGCTTATACATTTCGCTTATCTTCCTCATAGAATCACTCGCTTTACTCTTGACTTTCCTCTCGCTTTCTTCTTGAAGATACCATTTTTAACACAATCCCTCGGATCACATCCTCTGCTATGTTCTTCAATTAAGATATAATCACAGGTTGCATTTGTGCTCCATGCATTTTCGCTCTTGCTGTAATAGTCGCATTTTGAGCATTGTCTCCGCTTTAAGCCTATAATTTCAGTGCTTTTTAATTCTCTCCATGGTTTTCTATCTGGCAATTTTCCGCACCTCCCAATCTGGCAGTATCTATAATTTTTAAAAGGTCTGGACTTAGTTTTCTTCGTTCTTGTTCTCTTTGTACTTCTGCCCGGTAAGTCCTTTGGAAATTAGACTGAACTACACTCCACCATGTGCCATCTATATTCCCTGATTTCGCCCATTCTTCTAACTGCCCCGGACTTGATACTGCTTTCTGAACTATTTCTGGAAGTTTAGAAAATTCTTCTTCCGCATGGTATATAGAGTTCCAAATTGCCCTTGATACCAGATTCCAAGCTTCTGTTTCGTTCAGTTCGTCAGACTGTGGGGCAAGACTCCCGGCGCATTGCCGTAACGCCGCTATTGTTGGTTCTTTCCACTCTGTCTGCATATATTTCTTTAATCCGAAACTTAAAAGCTTGTAATCCAGGTCTTTCAGTAATCCGTACCAAGTATCAAAAGCATTTTGATCTGGAAGAAACGATGGTGAAGTATATACAGCTTTCATTGCCTTTACCAGTACCGCCCATTCTTCTCTTGTCATACCCAATTATCCACCTCGCTTACCCTGTTTTGGATTTTCTCCATGTAGCTGCATGGTCTATTCGTAGACTTGTCCATGTATTGTCCTTCAAATACTTTTGCGAAATTTCCAGGCTTTAAGAACCAGTCAAACGTAACCATCCAGCCATTTTTATTTTGCCCTTGTAGGAATGTGCTGCGTCGAATATTTTCAATCGCTTCCAGAATATCTTCAACACAGTTCTGACGGATTCTAGCTTTCACTGCCTGTTCTCGTTTTGGTGTCATTCTTTTTACAGGAGTAATACCGAATTCTTCCAGAGTATTCCATTCATCAATGGTTCGTTGGACGTCAGTCTGACAAATAGTATCTTTAGATACTATTAAATCATTTATATCTTTTTCTTTATCTTTATCTAATTCTGTATATAAATCTAATTCTAAATCTTTATCTAAATCTTTATCTAAACCTATATCTTTATCTGAGTGCGTCTTTTGTTCGTCTATTTTGCGTCTTTTCTGCGTCTGCCTGTTTGAACGCTCTATTAGTTTGGTATCATCAATAGAATTTCCATTTGTCAGTGAGTAACTTCCGTTATCTTTCAATAGCAGTTTCTTTTTTTCATCAGTGTATGAAGTTTCTATATATCTGTCTCTGGACAGGGTGTTGTGCATTCTCCAATGTTTAATAACGATCACGCCATCATCAAACAAGATAACAAATCTCTTGGCAATTAGAAGCTTCAAATCATCATCATTCGCTCCTATTATTTTTTCAATCCTCTTTGGGTTTCCAATAAATCCATCATCGTCCGCTCTCATGTTTAGATGAAAATAAAGACATTGTGTTGATAACGGCATATCAAGAAAAGCATCTGTATCAACAATTTTCATTGTGAACATTCTTTTATTTGCCAATTTTAAAATTCCTTTCTCCAATTCCTGTTTTTTTCAAAAGTGTTTATTTTAATTTAACTTCAATTCCATTGATTTTCAGTTCTCCATTTACCGGAATTACAAGAGATGGAACGCCGTTTATTTCTTTTAGTTCAATCAGAGCAATTTTATCTGGCTGGATGCAGATTGTTGCATCTGGTGTTACAATTTTTGCAGTTTTTGAATTATGGATATTGTCAAGGGCAACAGGCTCATTACTGAAATACATTTCCCAGTTTTCCTTGAAATCTGATAACTTCTCGCCTGGAACTCCGCAATATTCAAAAATCTGTTCCATTTCATCACATGATACAGTTATCATCTCCGGGCTGTCTTTCTTCTGTTCTCTTACTTCCTGCAAAGATTCAATTAGGCTTTCAGTGAAATTGAATGTTGTGTTTCCTTCGAAATTGTCCATGATAAAATCTGAAAAGACATTGATCTCATTTCCCGGTATACGTGGAATTGGTGTGCCAAGAACGTTTTCGATGAAGTCTGGATGAATATTCTTTATGTTTTTGTTGAAATACAAAGTTCCATGAATATCAGTACTTCTGTCATTGAATACAGGGAATAAGAATCCTGTTTCTGGTCTTGAGACTACCCAATCACGAATTCTGCCTTTGATGTTATTTTCAGCCACATCATAGCTAAGCCCAGCCTTTGAAAGATTTACTGGACAAATGCTGCACAGAATGTGTTCATAAATTTCTTCTGATGCATCGTGCATTTCGGTTCCATCAGAAGCTTTTCCTGGAATATCATATACTGCATGAATGAGAACTATGTAGTAATTTTCTGGATAATCGTAATTTTCAATCACTTTGTCGTAAAACTCATCCAAAAGATCATCGTCTTTAAGCTTACTTGCTCTGATCCGCATAAGAAATTCCTGTGTTCCACCCTCTTTTTCCTGTGCTAATGGAAAATCAAGGTTCATAAGGTTCTTTCCAAGTCTGCCAGACATGGTTTTCTTGAAAATGTCAAAATACTTAAACATTTCTTCCTCTGGAAGAGAAAGGAATGCTTCTTTAATTTTTGTTTTCTTGTTCTTTTCTGCATCCACATAACAACCACAAATGCGTGTGATTGTGCAATTGGCTGGAGTAAACTGTTTCTTAACCTCTGCGATTTCTTTCTTATTCATTCTTCTTCATCCTTTCTGCTTCTCTCGCCTGTTTCTTTTCAATCCACTTATTAATTTTCTCATCGGAAATCATATACATTTGCTTTAGCATTTCGATGCAGATCAACACATCTGTAATTTCTTCTATCATGTTATCACGGTTGATTTTTCCGCGCTTCGCTTTGCTGATTGACTGGATAAGCTCTGCACATTCTTCCATGCAGACTGTACTTTGATTATTTTTGCCGTAGTGCTGAATGCTATCTGCGATAATACCTTTTTCAATCTTTATCCCTGTGATTAATTCGGCAAGATCCTTTGCACCAGAATCACACGCCCATGCTTCTTTTAGATATTTCTTCTGCCATTCATCTTTGATTTCTGAATCTCCCAAGAAACATAAATGCTGGTCTCTCATATCGGATAATATGTCTTTTGCTTCTTTAGTGTCCATTCTTCATCTCCTCCAACTTCTTCTCTATCGGATTAATAATCTCTTCCAACACCTGCTGCTCGTAATTTTCTTTCCAGAATTTTTCTCTTTTCCAAAATGGGGCTTTTTTAACCTTGCCGATTAAATCAATACACACCATGGCAGTTAGCATTCCCCAACATCCATCACAGGCTCTTTCATTGCACCAATTTTCAAATTCTTTAAATTTCATTTTTGAGTTCTTCCAATTTCTTCTCAGTTTCTTCACGGGTGAGGAATAATGATTCACCGATTTTATCTATATCCGACAACTCAAACACGCACTTGTCGATTGTACATGGCGTCTTATTTGGAATGCCTAAGATGTAATAAACTTCTGTTCCAACTTTACACGGAAATCTCACAAGCAAGCCCTGTTCTTCTAAGTCTTTGTATTTCTTCAACTCTTTCTGCATTATCGCTAATTTAGCAAGTTCCAATCCAGTAAATGCACCGTTTTCTTTGAGTTCCTTTAATTCTTTTAAAGTGCCAATATCTTTGTAAGATTTTAATTCTTCAAGCCATTCCGCAAACTGTTCATGTTCTTCTGCATCTTTAATACAATCAGCTTCGAATCGTTTATTAATTTCTTCATTTCCCAGTGATACCTTAGTAAATTTACCATTCCATCTTTTTCTTTGCGCCATCATCTTTTCATGATTAATTGCCTCTTCGAGTGTTAATCTCTCCATCTACTTCACCTCTTCCAATTGACTTTCTACTGTATTTGCAAGTAATAACATTGATTCAATAACTTTATCTGTTAGTGACATTCTGTCTTTGTTATTCGCAAAATACTTAACGTGGGCCATTGCTTCCTCTAGCTTTTTTTCACATGCAACAATTTCAGATGCTTCATACATTTTTCGTTCATCACTGCTGTATGTTACTATTCTTTCATCATAAAAATTTAACATATTTGGAAGTGGAATATCGATTGCGTTTAAATGTTTTCCTCTTGCCCACCTAAATCCCTGTAATTTTGCTATTCTTAAAACTTTAGAATACTCTTCCTGTGTTCTTACAAATACGCTTTTTCCTGTTAAATCAATCATCAAAATTTCCTCCTGTAATCTCATCAATACACTGGTTCCATCCTTCTGCAAAGCCAGCATCAGACGTATTGGCTGGATAATCTCCATTGTCTTTTTCTGGCAAATCCATAAGCGGACACCAGTCTGGTCTTGATTTACTTTCACAATCATAATGTTCTTCTGTCATCAGAATTACATCGCAATCTAAACAGTCAGCTAATTCACACAAACCCTCATATTCAAGAGCGCTACAGTATGCAGTTCCGAACGGGCAAACATAGCAATTCTCTGGTGTTTCCATCACTAATACTGATTTACTCATGATTCCTCCTCAAGGCAACAATACACTATTGGATCGCCAGTATCACAATCACAATTGTTATAATCAATGTCTTCCAATGCTTTACTTTTTGCTATTTCTATGGCCTCTTCCTTTGTTTCAGCTATAATTCCGTCATAATCAATTGATAATCTCATGCTAACACTTACATCCCATTTACTCATTTGATTCCTCCTGTAATAATTCTGGATTGTCGAAGATATTCCCTCTGACATAAGTTTCTTTGCACCAATATCCAAGTTCATGTCGATAATAGAAATCTTCTGGAAATGCTGCGTAAAATCCTTGATTGTAATCGCCACTTGCGAAACCTGTACCATAGAATCCAAATTTAACCTGTGCATATTCGTCGGACCGCGTTTTTAAAATATCATTTTCCCAAATTTTATTGCCATTCTTGTCGCAAAGTCCTGTGAACTGGCAGAGTGTTTCTGGAACAATTTCCGCATATTCCCATACTTTATAACTATCAGCGTGAAAGATTAAATGTTCTTCGTTGCATAAGAAGTCATATTTTTTCCAATAATATCCCTCAAACCATTTTCCATTATCTTTCCGCTTTGCCTTGAAAAGAATTTCTCTCATATCACACCTCCTTCGGTTTTTCGCACCGCTCAAACTCGATCACCCAGACCCACGGGTTCGCATTCCAGCCGTAGCGATCAAGGTCTGATTTCTTAATGGTGGAATCCCAAATTTTAGCGAATCTTTCTATCGCTGTACGCCACATTTTTTCTTCCCAACCAACGTTTTTTCCATTCTTCCAATTTGCTCCCTCTGCTTTTGCGCCATCTTCTGTGATATTCTGTAACCGCTCCACGCTCACATTCGTAACCTTCAGCCAGATACGAGCAGCTTTTTTCGGCATGTGGATTGATGGTTTCCACGGCTCTTCTGCGTCTTCAGAATTTGCAATGCTAGCCTTATATCCATAGTGTTCTTCCAGATGGCACCCTTCACCTTTTCCAACCCGCTTTGTATATCTGTGCCAAGTCTCACGAACATACAGGATATCTTCCGGCTGATATGGCGATCTTCTTTCCGGCTCCAACGGATAACCACATCTTGCACAGTATACGTTCTCTGCCAGGTTATCATATATGTATTCGTTGTGAACATATTTGCAATTCGGGCACTCTTCCCATTGCGGTTTTACAATTCTTCTGGTACAGCTTTTTCTTCCGTCCAGAATTGCTCGAACCATTTGGGTGTTGAATAAAATCGGTTTAGTTGCCATCTACTCCACCGCCTTTCACAATTTCTATTGCCCTGCTCAGTCCAGCATTGTATCCTTGATGCACATCAGATAAAATACATTCTGATTCAATGAATTTATCTCTTTCCAATTCGCTAATAGCCTTATCCACATCAAAAACTGTCGGTTGCTCATTGACACAATCAATAAACTCTTTCTGGTCGGAACTAATACTTGTTCCAATTTCCCAAATTTTGATGTATTTAATTAATTCGTCAGCATCAATCAGTCTACTCATTCAGTTTCACCGCCTTTTATAATTTCATCAATTATTGTATCTTCTTCTATGCAATATTTTTCAAATAAATAATTCTCTAATTGTTCCACAACCTTATCCACATCAAAAGCTGTCGGCTGCTCATCCACAATATGTATATATCTGTCTATAATCTTCTGTATTGGTTCTCCTAAGATATTTTGAAGCAGTATGTCTTTTTTTAGTTTATCTGCGTCGATTAACCGCATTTCTTAGTCCTCCTTATATGGTTCTGGAAGTGGTCGCCATGCCGTAACATCAATCCAATCATAATTGCTATCAAGATAATATCCGTCACAATCAATAAAGCTTGTATCTTGCCATGTTGTTTCTCCGTTAGTAACAAATATTTCTTGTCCGTCATCTGGCATTTTGCAGTCAAGCATATACTGTATATTTTTTAAGATGGATTCTTCTTCACGTTCTTTTTCTGATATCTGATGATATTTTACCGGAATCCACCCATTTTCTTTCTCGTCCTGTTCCAGATCGTCCAGAAGACTATTTACGATATCCAGCGCACTCCCTGGAAGCCCATGCTTATACTGCGATTTCTTTTCTATCTCAGCTTTGTATTGCTCTAATCTGTTTCGTACTCTGCTCATACTTCCACCTCACTATCCTCTGGCATCTGGAACGTCATTCCTTTTTTGAGCATTTCTCCAAGTTCTCCCGCATGTGCTTTGTTTTCTTCCGTTTTTGGCTTCATACTTAATATCCTACATACTTCTGGAATTACATATTTTGTGTATTCCGAATCTCCATAGGCTTCCTGAATCATATCCAGTACTTTCATGGCTTTTTCTTTTGTGGAATATCTTCCTAAAATAAAATATCCTCCACTTCTCTGTGCATCCTGCAAACTCCAACATATAATATTCAATGAATCTGGGAGCTTTAGATTTATTACAATGTTTTCAAACTTTACCAGTGCTGTTTTATCCTGACTTCTGATTAACATTTTGTGTCCTCCTGTTTCTTAAAATCCATCTTCAAGTCATAAACAAACTGGCAAAGTTTCTCTGCAATCTCATCCGCATTTTCTACATTTGCAAGCTGTCTGACATACTGCTTACCACATATAACGCAAGTCAACTTTCTGATTGTTTCCCAGACTTGCCACGAGATAATAGATGAATCAAAAGCATCCATCATCAGAGAACTTCTTCCGTTCCCATTCTCGTCTCTGAACCACTTTTCTCTCGGTGCTTTTAATGTGGTTGCAACATCTTCTCTGGTAAGACAACCTTTGTATTTTTCGTCAATGCGCTTTTCCAGTTCATCCAGAAGTTCCTTCTTTTCCTGTTCTGTCATTGCGTCCTCACTTTCCACGCTTATATTTTCTCCCTATTTAATTTTCGATATATACCGGTCTATCAGTTCTCCGTTCACATATTTGTTTGCTAATTGAACTCTTATCGAATCACCCTTTTGACTGTCTGAAAAACTCGGTCTATTCATTGCTCCATTCGCAAAGCTATCTTCTTCATAAGTCAGCCCGTCATATTCAACCGATATCTCCCACTGCCAGCGAGGACAAATGACAAACCATTTTCGCATATCTATGTAAGTGATAATTGCGTCTACATCTTCATAGGTATATGTGATTTCTTCTTGTAAATCACGGTTCTTGTACGAAACATTTTTGGAACAACCAGTCAAGAAAATGCAAATTAAGATTAAACATACTATTTTCTTCATTTCATTCCTCTCATTCTCGCAGACCGACTACCGTACGATAATCGGTTGGATAATCATACCATTTATTTAGTGATACTCTTTTTATCATCATATTTTATTTACCAAATTTTTTAACAAGTCCCTTATTCAAATCTGGGATTCTTACATCTGTTTCAGATTCCAATTCCTCAATCATGCTCATAAAGCTTCTTTCGCCACGGTTCGCTTGTCCTACAAACTCATTTGCACAATTGATTACGTCCAAAAGTCTTTTAGTGGAAAATCCATGCAATTTCCGTAATGCCAACATAGTTGTTACCGTGTTAATTGTATTCGCCCAGTCGTCACCAGTATTGAAGCCATCGTTATAGGCTTGATCTTGCATGACTTCCAGCTCTTTACGTGAATTCTGCATGGCTCTGGCGAATGCCTGTGACATTTGATTGTCACAAGCCAGCACCCTATTTTTCTTTGGTGCTTTCATCTTTAATTTGCTTCCCATATTTTTCCCTTTCGTATCTGTATTCCGTCAAACGGTATGCTCTCGATATTCCCGGATGTTCTGTGGCAATCAGAGAATCCATCTCCAATTGCCGCATATGTCTCTGGACAGTGCATTTTGTGAGGTCTGTCCCATCCATGATTTCTTCGTAAGAAGGCATATATCCGTGTTTCTCAAAATACTCCACCAGAAATCTGTAAATATCGTTTCTGGCAGATTGTCCCTCATTATATTTTCTCTGACGGTAATTCATACGCAAAACGGCTATTCTGCCGCAGTATTACTTTTCTCTTCACGCATTTTATTTAATCTTTCCGCAGCTTTCTTTTTCGTTTCGTCGGAATATTTTCTTGGTGGATTGATTTTAATGTAGGAATAAGGCAAGTGGGCGAAAATAGATCCATCGTTATTTCTGGCAATAATTTTCACATCTTCTGGAAATTCCTTTTCTAATTCCTCGCATCTGTTCTTCCAGGCACTTCCATTCTTGGCAGTAAGCCCTACATAATCTCTTCCGGGAATCCACTCAATAACACATTCATTGGTATTCTCTGCCATGTAATCACTCTCCTTTTAAATAATCAAAGATTGATATTTGCTGATAACATTGTTTTACGATAAAAAATCCTCAATACTCATTTGTCCTACCGGGCAATCCATTACATTTCCATTCAGTGCTTCTTCTACATTTGCTTTCATTTGTTTAAAATAGCTTTCTTTAAGTTCACATGAGATTGCTCTTCTTCCAAGTGTTAAAGACACAAATGGGGTGGAACCGATACCACCGAATGGGTCAAAAATTATATCTCCTGGATTGCTCCATAATTCAATGCAGCGCTGAATAACTTCCAGCTGCAAAGGGCAAATATGACGTTCGTCCTTATCTTCTCGTGCAGATTTTTTCTGTAATGTATCGCTCTGCCTAATGTCCATCCATACTGGACTTGCGTAGTTTTGCCACACATCAACAGGAAAAGTCTCGTGTGTATGCGAAATTCGTTCTGGATTTTCTCCTGGCTTTCTCATTGTGACAATATAATCCGGGATTCCCTGCCTGTTCATTGCACTATCTTTTCTAATCTGCTTATGCAGCAGTCCCAATGCTTTTGTTCTTTGCATTTCAGTTACTGGATTTTTCCAGATGGTAACCTTACTATGGTAAATAAATCCGCAATCTTCAAAAATCTGTCGCATGATTGCTGGAAAGTCTTTCAAGCCAATCACGCCGTCACGCTCTTTCATAAGCGGCAAGTCCATACAATGAAAACTAAGTAATCTTCCGGGCATTGTTATTCGATACAGTTCTTTTGCCAGATAGATAAAATGGTTGTAAAATTCATCATCTCCCTTACTATTCCCCATATCCCGGTCACTGTTACTGTATGTATACAAGCTAGAAAATGGTGGTGAAAATACTGTATAATGAATACTTTCGTCCGGGATTTCTTTTGTGATTTCGCAAGAATCGCCGTTGTATATTGCGTATTTTTCTTTAACAACCTGGTCTAAAACATTCATGCTGTAAATTCCTCCCAATCTGGCAATTTCATTTCTTTTGTTGGCTCATAAGGCGTACTTATACGGCAAGTGCTTTTAAGCTCTTTTTTTGTTATTTCCTTTGTTAATTCTGTCATTTCAGACTGCATTTTCTGGAAATCACATTGCTTCCTTTCAATATTTTCCTTTACGCAGCCTTCCTTCGCGGAAATAATAATGTAAACATTCACAGGCTTCTCTTGCCCGAACCGCCAACACCGTCTGACTGCTTGGTAATACTGCTCATAGCTATCTGAAAGTCCAGTAAATATCATATTGTGGCAATTCTGCCAGTTCATGCCGAACCCTGCAATTTTGGGCTTTGTGATAAGGCATTTGACCGTTCCATCAGAAAACGCCAACATAGAGTTGCTTTTATATTCTGATTTATCAGAGCCTTTTACTTCCACGGATTCAGATATCAGTTCGCTTAATCTTGCTGATTCGTCATTTAAATCACACCATACAAGCCATTTCTCATTTGAACTATTTACAAGTTTCGCAGCTTTTTTACATCTAAGTTCAAGACTTTCCTTTCTGGCTTCTCTTCGTTCTGTAAGTGTTAATGATTCTTTTATCGGCTCATTTCCGTCTACAATAATTTCGTTAATGTTAAGTTTCGGAAGATCGTAGCCAGATACTTGATACCCGATATTTGCTGGGTTATCTACAAATACACTGAATGTTGCCAGCCATTGCCAGAATACATCTGTTGCATGCCCCTTTAATCTCCATTTAGATGTTTGTCCACCGTCATGCACAAAGAACATTGATAACATTTCCGACCGTGTCATAACGCCGCAAAATTCGCTGTGATTTCCTATTTCCATATAGTCATTGGGGGCTGGTGTTGCAGTACAAGCCAACTTATAAGGAACTGAATGAAAATTCTGAATAATTGCTGTTCTGACTTTTCCAGAATAAGATTTAAGAATACTACTTTCGTCAAGTACAACTCCCACAAATTCATTTGCAACAAATTTATCCATTTTTTCATAATTGGTAATATTAATACCGCTGATACATTCAGATTGGCTTTCCACAACTTTTGCAGTATAACCAAATTTTTCAGCTTCACGCTTCGTTTGATCCGCCACAGCCAACGGTGCAAGAATAAGAACCATTCCACCAGCGTGTGTGCAAACTTGATGTGCCCACGAAAGTTGCATTGGTGTTTTTCCTAAACCGCAATCAGCAAATATGCAGGCTTTTCCTTTCTTTAAAGCCCATCTCACAATGTCTTTTTGAAATTCATACAACATTGGATTTAATTCCGATTTATCAATATCAAACCCACTGCTTTCAAGAACAAATCGTTTGCTCTTTAAAAAATCTTCATAATTCATTTTTAAAAGAAGCCCGGTGCACCCTTACGTCAGCTGAAGGCAAGCTCCTTTCATTTTTTATTTTTTATCTTTGGAATTTAGCCAGTAGAACTACTGGTGTGTTAGAATCAGTGATAGTTTTCTTCATTGAGTAAGTCGTTGAATTTTTCCAACGCCTTAATAGATACTTTGTTATTTGCTTTTTCTGGTCTGATTGATACGTTTAAGTGAGTATCAATAATGTGCGTCAACTCTCTTGCAAGTGTTTTCTTTCCTTGCTGAAGTCCCTGTCTGTATGTCTTGGGCTGTTTATATTGCCCTGTTACTTGCTTTCCAGCTAACTGGCCACCAGCTGTAATGTTGTACATCTGGAAGCCTTTATCTGCAAAAGCCTTGATTGTTTCAATTTCTTTCTGGTCAAGTTCATCCTTTCTACATGTTCTATATGAAAGTTTCCATCCAGTAGGATTACTTTCACTGTAAAACTTATGCTTTTTAAGGCTTAATGCTATATGGTCATATTCTGCTAAATGGCTCGCACATCTCTCACGAAGTCTAAGCGCTTGTCCCACGTAGCTGCGTCGAATCCCTGCTTCGTCTATCCTATAAAAAGCATATATGCCACTTGTATTTGGTATCGAAGGGCATATTGATTCAATCATTTTTTCTCTCGCATTTTTCATTGCATATATTTTTTTATAATTTACTTTTTGCATTTCTCCTGCCCCTTAACGGTGTGGTTAGTATTTCTTCGATAGACCATCCTAATTCTTTTCTATGATATAAACAGTGTGCGTTTATGCCTATAATTTCAGCCCATTCAAGAACTCTATACTTTTCTCCATTGTATTCCCATATTGCAGATTCAGATAAATTCTTACATCTCTTGCTACAATAAACAGCGTCATTGAAATGTCCACCTCTCTTGGCATTAAAAGGTTTGTTACAAATTGGGCATATTTTTGTATAATCTTTAATAGTTGGGTGATCTTTGTAATAAAGAATTTTACCGCATCTTGGACTGCACGTCTTTTGCCCTTTTCTTTGCTTTAGTTCAAATTGTTTTCCACAAACAGGACATATTAAATACTTGTTTTCTTTTGGTATAGAGTTTCTTTTATTTTGTGCCTGCTCAGCATTTGTAATAAAACGGCAGTTATCTGGTTCATAATTTCCGTTTACGTCTATTCGGTCAATGGTTAAGATATTTATTCCATTACTTGTTTTTTCTTCCTTATATCCATTCTCAATTGCCCATTTGTAAAATAATGTGAAATTATTTTTCCATTCATCACACATTACTATTCCACGCCCGCCGTAATTTTTGTACGATTTACATGTTTTACAATAGCAACGATATTTAATACTCTTCCAAAGTGGGTACAGCCTTCCACAGTTATTAGATAGCCCATGTTTTCTGCTCATATTGCCAATAATTTCTCTATGCAGACATCCACATGACTTCGTTGTTCCTCTTTGTAACCCTGCTTGTCTTACAATAGTTTTATTTCCACAATCACAAATGCATTCCCAGCGCTTTGTTCTAACCCCTTTGTCTGAAATAGTATCTTCTGCTCTTTTTATGACGGTGAGTCTCCCGAATTTCTTGCCTGTCAAATCAATAGTTTTACGCATTAAAAACTCCTTTTTCTGCACACTTCCTCATCACGAAAACTTTTCTATAATTCCTCTAACATCCCCCCCTTTCAATCTGGTCAATGAGTTTCTTGCATTCATCTTTAACATAGGCAAGTGAACGAATTTTGCAATCTGGATCTTTATTTAATTCTCGCCAGCAATCTCCCATTATTTTAAGCATTTTTTTGAAGTCTGGTTCTTCTCCGAAATACTGTTCTGCTGTCTCAATATCATAACCATCGAAACAATGAGCACAGTCAAATCCAATCCACCATGTATCATCATCGTCACAATCGTGTAGAAATGGTTCTGAATAAGTAACTCCACCATGGCAGTCAAGATAACCTAAATCATCAACAATTTTCTTTGCCAGCTTATGGCTGTTAGGTATTCCAACGTATCCGCACCTGTATGCTCTAGGCATGAACAGGACTACACATTGGTAACCTTTATACTCGAATTTAGTTTCTAAAACTGGTTCCATTTATTTATCACCCCTCCTTAACTAAACGGAAATTCATCTTCCATACCGCCTAAATCCGGCACATCCATGAAACTAGGTTCTGGTGGCGGTACTGGTCGTGTATCTGTTTCCTGTGTTTGTGGTGACTGGCTCTTATTTTCCGCAAAATCATGTGATTCAACGAAACAGTCATTTGTGTATACTTTTTCTCCGTTTCGGTTCGTATAGCTTCCAGTCTGCCATTCTCCACGCACATTTACTTTCGTGCCTTTTTTAAGATATTTCTCTGCAAATTCTGCATTTTTCCCAAGGCATACGCAAGCAATAAAGTCTGATTTTCTTTCTGTATTCTTTTTCACTCTTCTCTCGACAGCCAAAATATATCTTGCAATTTTGGTATCATTCGTTCCCATTCTGATATCTGGATCGGCAGTTAATCTTCCAGAAAGAATAACAATATTCACAATTTATCACCTCTCAATCTGAATGTCGCATCTAATAAGTGCGTGTTTGATTTTCTTTGTATTCCCTGTTACAACTTCTTCTTTCCCGATAATAAAGGAAATATCATCTTCCGTTACATTGAATCCTTTTGTTTTTATATGCTCCATGATGATTTCTTTAATTTCCTCTGCGCCGATTCCAATTGTAATTTCCAATGGTGTTACCTCCCTGGTTTGTAGGCTGGTGGCATTGGTTGCCATGCAATGACTGGGTAATATGCAATTCTGTGTTTTTCTACCATGCCCCATCTTCCACCACCTAAATATGTAAGGGTTGTTGGTAACTCGGCGTCTTTTATGGTAACGTTGTATTTTATCTTATCTTCTGGGCTTTCTCTCACATCTGGCTCTGGCGGTAACTTCACATCTGTTGGAAACCACATATCCGCAGAGCTGTAGGAACAAATCAGTTCTTCAACTTTCTTGATTGCATCATTCCATCCTTTGTCGTACTTGCATTCCTGTTCGGAAGGTTTTGGCTTTTTCAGTTTGTCAAGTGTTTTTAAGAATATTTTCATTAATAATCATCCTCCTTTGACTTTTTAAATGAAATATCAATCGGCATTTTCCATTCGGATTCTGTACACTTAACAATAGCCTGTAAAAAAGAAGCAACAATATTCTTTCTGAAATCTGCACCCTTTAGCTGTTTTCTTATCTCTTCTGCAAATTCCTCACGGTTTTCGTTTACATATTTTTCAATTTCTTCCTTTACTGTGGTTTTTACAATATCTTCTGCAAGCCAGTCAAAATATGGTTTTGCGTTCCAACTCCCTTTATCGCAAAATTTTCCTTCTTTATTAACATACCTATTCGTCATTGTTTTTATCGCATCACGTACAATAACGGATGGGTCGCCTAATGCCTTTACGATTCCGGCGTGAACTTCTTCTTGTATTGCTGCTTTTATTACATCGTCACTGATATTTAAACTCATCATATTTCCCATGTTATAGCTTCTCCTTCCAAAACGGACATAAGTCCAAATTAACTTCAAGTCCAGGTCTGGCAATCTGCACCAGCGCATCATCCCAAACCACCGCTTCTTTTATTTCATTCAAAATCTGTTCCGGGTCAGCTGCTTCATTACTCAAATGCACCAATGTTACCGTCCGTAATGCTGCCGTATGGTTTGTATTTACTAAGCTTTTGCAGGTATCTAAGGAACAATGCCCTTTAAGCCTGTGCATGTAATTTTCAGCTGTTTTGTCAACCAATTCTTTACAATAGTTGCACTCAATAACCAAGTGGTTCAGTCGCATTGCTTTGAAATTGTATCGGCAAAACTCAAAGTCTGTCATGTACAGCAGTTTTCCCATTTCTTCATGTTCTACGATATAACCATAATTGAAGCACGGAATAAGTTGCCCTGTTTCCTTATCCCTTGTAGTATGTGGCAGATAGAACGGTATTACTGTAAATGAGCCAACCCGAAACGGTCTTTTCTCTGGAACACCTTTCATCAATTCGCCAGTGATGATTTGCAGATGTTCCACGGTTTCATCATTGGTGTAAATTTGAATACCTAAATTCATCAGATTTTTAAATGATTCACGGTGATCGCTCAACCGTGTTCATGTGTCAGAAGCGCGCCAGAAACATCACTTGTTCTGTAATCAATAGCTTTCAGAATGTCTTTGTATCTGCATCCACAATCCAGAAGAAGCATTTCTCCGCTGTTCGATTTCAGAACATAGCAGTTCCCATGGGTACTCCCTGTGTTTACTACTCTCATGAACATTTTTCATCACCTCGCTTTCCGTGTATTGCATTTATGCGTCTAAGATATCATCAGCTTCATCTATTGACTTCTCTAAATCAGAGTAAGCATATGGAATGTCCTTCCCTCTATTTAGACTCTCTAATTCCGAATAGCTTACTTTGAGCATGCTGTCTCGTATTAACTTGAGTTCCTTCAACGAAAGTTCAATTGTTATTATCTGTTCCCAGTCCTTCTCTCTATCTACTCTCTTCATACTTCATCACCTCGCTTTCTGATTGTATATTTCATTCTCCCACGAAAAACGTTTTTCTAATATCAACAGGTTTATATTTTTTATGCATTAAAGCTTTGTTCTTTCTGGCTCCCTGTGGGTCATTGCAGACAAATGATTTGCATATCTCCGGCCTAACAGGATAGATTGCACATTTTTCTTTTGCCTTATCATCCATCAGAAACGGACAGGTTAAGTCCATTAAAGAAGCAGTGAAATTATGTCTGCATTCCTTGATATGGTGTTTGCGAATATACCACTTGATATGCTTGATTTCCTTTGATGATATCGGCAGAAAATTTGAACAACACGAACCGCATTCTGAACATTTCCCATCTACCGTGAAATCATAAAGTCCGCTGTTCATATTGCTTACAACTTCTTTAATTGTTTCAATTACACTGCTACTCATGTCAGTTTTCCTCATTTACGACAATACCGCCGTGGATAATAACTCTCTTTCCGTCCGAATCGTCAAAATAAACTTCATTTTCAGATTCGGAAACATCGAACTTTCCAGACCAGGACTTAATTTTACCACCGTTGTAATCGTAAACAGTTACGGTACGGTTCAGACCACCGTCAATATCACTGGATAGTGATTTTAATGATCTGCTACAGGAAGAACAACCACTAAACATTGTGATTGCTATAACCCCTGTGACTAATACTGCTGTCTTAATACATTTATGCTTCATTTTGGCTCTCCTTTTACATTGTAAGTCGGATTATAATGAGTACCACATATGTAATAACATTTAAAAGAATAATTAAATTGGTTCGATTGTATTCATTTTTTCGAATAAAAGTTACTATCCATCCCAAAAGTGATATTAAAAGCAAAATAATAAGCACAATTGTGGAGGTTTCCATCCTACATTTCCTCCTGGCTTATAAATGACGGAATTTCTGTTTCCACTGGCTCTGATTCCGGAACTGGTTCTTTTTCTGTTGTTTTTACGGTTTCGGCTACGGTTGGCTGCTTTGGCTTTTCTTCGATTGTTTCTGGCTGTGGAATGAATGCTTCTGTATTTGCATTCTCACTAATTTCATAAGCAACGTCTTGTTCAATAATATCCTGTTTTGGAATATCCTCTGTATTCTCGTCAGCTTCCTGTACAAAAACATCACCGTGGCTGTTGATGATCTGCTTTAATGCACGATTGATAACTGTTTTCTTTGCCATTTGATCGGTAAACTTCTGGTGTGCTCCATTACCGTTTTCTTTGTACCCATAGCCCTGTAACCAAGATTGTTTGATCTGCTTCATATTCATAACTTCCAGGTGTTTTGTTCCATCTTCCATTTGAACTACCGCATATGCGCCAAGAATTTTATCATTATCAATATTCATAAAGTCCTGTTCATGGGAATCAAGCACCTTGTTTCCGTCTTCAATGTGGTATTTGAACTCATCACCATCATAAATGACTTCCGCATGAATATCTTTCATACCGTATCTTCTGGCTATTGTAATGTTTCCGAAGTAAGACCTCTGGAACTGGCACTGATTGCCATAACTAATAAAATAGCCCTGCTTTTTCTGCACCGAAAGACCAAGTGTCGCCATGTTCATAAGGCTGTTTGCAATGCTTGTGGATGTGCAAGATTCCAGAACTGGCTTATTATTTCTGTCTTTTGTTTCTTTCAGAATCAGATATGCCCCCATGAGCGCATTGCTGAGGTTGTAGTCTTTTGGGAACGAAAGACCGTATTCGCATTTTTTTTCAAGCTGCTTAACCAATCCATCAATGAATGAGTTGTTGATTACAATTGCCGCCTGCTGTTCTCCTGCTGTTGCTAACTGTGCTTTACTTGCCATATTTATTCTCCTTTTCTTTTTTATATTTGCTAACACGCTGTTGCGTGATTGTATGTTTTGTACCTATGTAGGTTTGCAGATATCTCAAACCTCAATTTCCAATATTCAGTTTACATAGGTTCTTGTGAGTGAAATATTTTCCTCACATTCCAGGTGCAAAATCACCTGTGACTTGATTAAGCCAATTATTTCTGTTATTCTAATAATAAATATAGTTTGTTCTATATTTCATATGGAGCAGCCAGTCTGTCGCCAAACAAGTTACTGGCTGTTCCTTTCTTTTTTTAAAGCTCTTTCGCCGTCAAATCTCCGTCCGTCACTCTAAGCACAATCATCTGTCTGTCCAATAAAGGAAGTCGCTCGACATTTACGGATTCGCTATCGTCAATCCAAATCGGCAGATTCAGCCCATTCATTTCCTGTAATCCATTCAGTAAATCAACCTCGCAAAGAATTTTGTCGGAATGATTTAATCCGCTATTGTAGTCAATTCCATTGCAGATCATCTTGCAAGTTTCCACTGGATTTCCCTCAATCGTGTAATCAAGGAAACTGAACTGGAAATGATGGAAAAATGGATTGATTTTCTCTGCCAGTGCCTTATTCTTCTGAATTGAGAAGTTAAGAACGGTGTCAATATTCTTTTCAATATCGGCTTGTACCTGTCCAAGGTCTTTTAATTCCTCATTCAGTTCGGCTACTCGCTTTTCTTTCTCTTTGACTGCTGCCTGTGCAATCTTAATGTCTGCATCCACGTTGGAAATCTGTTTCATAACATTGCTGATCTGCATTCTTAATTCCTGTTTCTTTCCAGAAACATCATCAAATGATTTCAGTTTATCTTCAAGTTCTGCAATTCTCGCTGTAACCGCAAGATATTCTTCATCATTTGTCATATCTACAGATTCTGGAAGCTCCGTAAATTTGGACTGCTCTTCATCGATCTGCTTAGTAAGTTCAGCAACTTCATCCTGCGCCACACTGATTTCCGACTGTAATTTGTTGATTTCCTCGTTGGTTTTCTTTAATTTTGCAGCGGAAGTATTTCCAAGGTCGCAGACATATTTAAGATTGTTCTGTTTTTCTGATTCAAAGGATTCTTTTACTTTCAACTGTGCTTCAATTCTGAACTTCTTCTTTTCTTCAAAGGAGGCTTTCAATTCGGAAATCTGTTCTTCTGGCAGTTCCTGTCCACAGGTCGGGCAAATAGTTTCTGAATCATTGAATGTTTCGGCTTCAATAGCTTTCAGCCCAGAATCATCCCACTCCATTTCCTTGATTCTTGGATAGTCCTGTCTGGCTCTATCCAAGTCAGCTTTTGCCTGTTGTGCTTCCCTTATGTGGTTGTCCAGTTCCATTCCAATAATACGAATGCTTGATTCCTTTTCTGATTTTTTTAACTTAAGTTCGGAAACTGTATCAGAAATGAATTTTTGTCTGGCTCTTAACCATTCATTCGCCTTGCTAACCAGACCATCCCTAGAAGATTTCAGTCCTTGGATTTCATATGAAAGGCTGTCATAACCCTTTGCTGAATCTTCAAGAATCTGTTCCTGTTCTTCCAGTTTGGAAATCTCCACATTAAGTTCCTGCTTTTTGGATTCTAGGGAAGAAGTGTCTTCTGCTTCAACGCTTCGATTGGTTTCATATGCAATCTCCGTGTTTTTGGCATCCACCTTTTTCTTTTGTGCATTCAGTTCTTTTCGGAGCTTCTTCAATGTATCTTCTACGGAATGCCCCTTTGTGATTTCTTCCACATGAGCGTACTGTGGATTCTCTTCCATAAACTGAGCAATATCGAAACCAGACATCTTTTCCAGTACCTTCCTGGATTCTGCTGTTGACTTCTGTAATGTATTCAGAAATGGTTTTGGATTACTGCACATCAGAAGTGTTGAAGGCTCCGCTATTGAATGGATGAACTCGGTATAATCCTTTAATTTAGCCGGGAATCCGTCAATTTCATAAGAAGTTTCATTTCCATCGAACACCTCTTCGGACTGTCCTTTTGGTTTTCTCCACTTCTGCTTTGTGATTTTGCGGATCACTTTTTCTTTCCCATCAATCGCAAGTGTAAGCTCCCTTACAACATCAACCTTTGGCACTTCCAATCCATTTTCTTTTCTGCGGATAGAAGTCGGTTCTGTACCATTTGCCATCTTTCCTGTCAGAACATCCAAATATGCGTCCTTTAATGTGGATTTTCCTTCTCTGTTTCTGCCGGAAATCTCTGTTCTTGGAAACAAATCTACAGACTTACTCGGAAACTTTTGGTAATTCTCCAAGTAAATTTTTTTCACTTCCACTTTCAT